GTAATAACATTTGAAAAGTCTGCTTTGGCGTACTTAGTTCCGAGAGTACTTAGTATATTTCTTTCCTCCGCAGTCATGACTTTTTTGTCTGCTGTTTCCTGAATATCAGACGCTTGATGCTCATGAACCGAAGCGGCATAATTGCCTAACGGCTGATAACGCTCATCGTTGCGTGTATCATGATTATGAGAATTAAAATTTTGCAACAGCTCATTTAACCCTTGAACAAGTTCCGGAACTTTAACAAGTCTATTGAATATTTCCGCCGCTTCAAGTTGAATATTATATTTTTCTCCTGCCATAACTTTATGTGTTTTTTAGTTTATACAATCCGAACAATGTAACCAATACAAGTGAAGTGAGAATTGCGTCCTTATGTAAATCCCACCAAGAAAGCTCGACAACTCTCTCTTTTTGATTCAGCAAGGCAGTTACCTTATCGCTTATAGTATCCAGCCGGTTAGAGAACTGTTGTAAGCTTATAGACAATGTTTCATCTACTTCAGTCCTTTCCTGCTCCTGTCTGGAAGCGGTAGTAGTACTTTCCTTGACTATATGCTGCCTGCCGGTTGAATCCGGATCAGACAAATAAACTGTCGTGTTCTCCACTTTCAGATTACTTAGCCGGTCATTAACAATCTTCGTTTGTTTACTGAGGTCTATTCTCAATTCTTCAATTATCTTCCGTAGATATTGAAAGTCTCCTGAATAGTCAATTTGTTTTTGAGTTTCCATATTCCGAGAAGTCAGGCATGAAGCAAACCATATTCCCGACATCAGGAATATGGTTATATAAATCAAGGCTTTCATAATCCCAGGTATTTAGCGATTCCCTCGATGTGTATCTTGGCGACCGCATCCTTACCACGTGCCGACAATAGAAACTCCACGTCCTCTTTATTATCCTGAAAGAAATTCTCAGTCAAGACAGCCGGACAATTCGTATCCCGGCACATGGCGAGATTCTGTTGCCAATATAACTTGTTCGGAGACGGTTTTCGTACAGGAATACCAATACTCAACACCGTTTCCGATAAGCATTCAGCAAGTTTTTTACTGCTGGCCGACGCATTGTTAGACACATACACACTCCATCCTTTCGCATTCATCCAATTTGTGCCATTACCGGCAGCATTACAATGTATAGAGACAAGAATTGCCTTCTTCCCAGTATCTTTGTAGATGGCATTCACACGTCTGCATCTCTCAGACAAAGGAACGTCCGAATCTTCTTTCACAATGCGTTCCGCATCAATTCCCTTTTTACGTAATCCGAGCACTACCCTATCGGCAATTTCCCTTGTATACGCCCATTCTCTTAATCTTCCGTCCGGTGAACGTTTGCCTTTAGTATTCTCACCATGACCATTATCAATTAGTACTATCATTTCATCTTTTATTAATTAATTATTAACTTTACTCCCAAAAACACACTATGGATATAAATAAATTGATTGACTTCTACGACAAAGAACAGAAAATCCTCTTCACGTCATTCTGTATAACTCTTCCGTTAGCATATACTATATTATATCTGTATATTCCTTCTTTTAAAATTTTAGAGTTATTTGTTCAAATAGTATTTTCTATATCCGCCTCAATATGCTCAGTCACTATAACCTTTTTCAGCTTACTTGTATCCATAGCTATCTCCAATATTGAGAGAAACATTAGGTTATTTCATGTAATAATACCTCAAATAGTAACTACGTCTACTTGTGTATGTTTTCCAAACATCTTTGGTTTCGGTATATGGGAACCAGTAATTCTATTTCTCTTATTATCGCACGGAATCGTTGTTTCCTATTATATTATTTTTCGTATACTTAATTTCACGGAAATAAAAGAAGAATATAAAACTGATTTCAAAAAAAAACGCCAAAATAATCGTTAGCACTTTCATTTCTTTTCCTCCTTCATAAATCCGTTATTCATGTAATCTACTACCGCTTTGGCTATATCCTCTGGATTCGCCTTGTGCTTTGCAATCTCAGCTGCCAAAGCGGCAACCTGTTTCATCTCCCTGCGTTCCTTTTCTTCAGCTTTCTCGTAGATGGATTTCACTTCGATGGCGGCAACACCAAAAGCCCCGAGTAATGTGATAAACGGGAAGATAGGTATCCGATAATCATAATAGTTATCCAGATACCAGATTCCGGCCATCTGCATACAGTCAACCACGACAAGAGCAAGAAGAGCATTATAATATCTTGCTATCTTGTCTACAGTGCGTTTGAACTTGTCACTCATCAAAGGTTCGCCACGTTGTTTCGCTTTCCGTGTTCCAGCCCAGAAATCAAATGCGATAAAAAATAGTGGTGTCAACAGGATACCGAACAACATCCATGCGACTACAAATAATTCATCCAATCCTTTCATATTGTTTTTACTTTAATAAATCTCTGAGACTAAGAGTTGTTAGGTTCTCCTATAAATACATACAATGACTTATTCGGGATATATTTGCTACCATCATTGCTCCAAAAAGTAAATCTGGCCATTCTAGTCGGAGGATTGGCTTGGACTACAATATCATTGATCGATTCAACACAAGGAGTCAATCCCCACTTACTTAATCCATTCCAATCCATTCCCATATTTTGAGGTATACACATCACCCTGTCGTGACTGCACCTGTATTTTATCACAATGTAATTGTTTCCGGCTCCGGGCGAAGCTCCTTCGTATCCTATACTCACAAATTCTATCCCATTCCCCCATGTTTTTTGATTTAAAGTCGGATTTCCACCATTGTACCATACCTCCAAGTAAACATACGACAGAACACCAGGCATACACCAATGATCCCCCTCGTTCATTCGCCAATAGCTTCCTCCGACTGCATCTATACAGATATTCCTATTGCCACCTCCCCAAAATTCATACGTGCTTCCGGTAGCCCTTATCATAACAGCCCTGTTGTCGGAATCCCCTGCTTTGCTCGCCTCAAAATAAGAGCCGCATCCAAATCCTGTGATACCAGGAATCGCATTTCCCAAAGCAGCAGTGGTCTTGCGATAATCATTGGTGATCCTAATTAAAGCATTTTGACCACTCTTGTTTTCCAAGATATAACTATCAATATCAAAACCACCCACTTTACCTTTATCAGAATAAACTTCACCGATAAACTTATATTGCTTAGTGACGGGATCGAGCTCAAATACCACTTCATCATCAACAACGGCAAATATTCCAGTTCGTTTAGAGCCACCAATGAAGCAATCTACTCCCTGGATTATTCCTGTTTTCTTTCCACTATCCGGATCCGTTTTTCCAAAAAAGCAAGTACCATCCGGTCGAAGGTCATAAACCGAGTTACCATCATCAGAAATCCCCTTAATAGAACAACGAGCTTCAAGACCACTACCTGGAACATATTCCAGATAAGATTTTTTATCTCTGTCACCAACATAGCTGCGTCCGTAATTCTTTGTATATCCCTGATTAGTTACCCTATCAAACCCTTCTTCAAGAATCACTTTATCTGCGAGGGAATAGGAATCAATACCTTGCAACATCTGTTTCAAAGGTGCGTTCTCGCCATAAGACGACATGATAATGGCGTTCTGCCTGCTCACATCTGTACGATTCCCTAACTGGATAATGGTATCACCAGCCTGTGGGATATCGCTTCCGGCATCACAGTCTTCTATGGATAAGTCGATGTAGTTATCACCGACTTCCATCACATAGCGCCAATAGTATCTGTTGGACACGCCATCGTAAACTCCGGCTTTTATATTGAATTGTCGGCACATCGCAAAGTCACCGGCAACGAACTGGCTTAATATCGCTTGTTCTCCATCGTCAGCGGTGAAATAGCAACGATAACGTTTTTCGGATGAGTATAGTTGTACCCCGTTGATATCGTACAACTCACACCCGTTGACATCATAAAGTGCAAACTCCGCTACATTATCCACTTTCGTACATTCTATGCTGGCATTAGTAATTATCTGCTCACCTGAGACGTGTTGCGCATCCTTTATTACTAACGAATCGAAGATTGCTTTCATACGAAAATAGGCCTTATCCACCTCAAGATAGGTTTTACCGTCAGCATCTACTTGAATAATTCCACCGGAACCCAATGTGCCGGGAGTAAAATCTCCCAATTCTATTTTACCGGTCATGATTCCCCCTAGAAGTTTCAACAGATAATCTGTCGTATCCTCCTGATCTTTACGAAGAAACGTAGCAAGGCTCTTTCTTGAAGAAAATACATTTCTGTCGGACGGCAAGGTTTTATCGTTAACTCCTATGACGTATACGCTGGTTCCACCTCCACCGACAACACTTCCGGAGTAAGAGTGACCTTTGTAAGTAAGATTATCAAGCTTGCTTTCTATCTCACCGATACGAGAATAAGCGGCTGTTTCACCAACTGTGTATATAGGATGATCGTATGGAATATCCAACGACCACTCGAAACCAATAATGCGGGATTGACGACCGTTTGTAAAATAAGCCCTATTGATGAGGTTTATCTTATCACCTACCTCATAGGTACGAATGTTACCATTATTATAAATGAAATCAGCGTCCATCTCGCAATCATAGGTGGATGGATCAATCATAGACTTCTTTACATACTTCTTGGTAGCTTCAAGCAACTTTTGTTCAGAATCAGACAATATCTGTTCAGAAATAAAAGCTGTATCAAAGCCGTAAAGGACATAAGTATCTGCCGGGACTTCCTTGCCATCTTCCATATGCGTTGCTTGAGGAAAAAGAATATCATCCGGAAGATAACGGCCGTAATCATCATTACGTATTATTTCAAAAGTTGTTCCGGTATTATCGCTTTCCTTGATAGATATCTCGAAATCAAGCCCAGAAAGCTTACCTGTCTGGAAAATCAGACGTAACTCTCCATTCAAACGAAAATCCTTCGTAAAGTTTTTCAGTTCTGTATCTTTGAATGTGTAGATAGGATATTTATCCCCATTATCATCTTTTCCATCCTTTGGTTTAGGAACAATATCCGTGTTGCCAATATACTGGGGATATTCATCTTCAAATATAACTATCTCCTCAACCGCTTCCTCTATCGGCATTTCAACATTATCCGGGTTATCGTAACGTTCATCTCCTATGTCGATCCGTTCCCCCGTGGGACTGTATCTGTAAGCGTCTACATAAGGAATACCCTCCGGCAGCATAAGGCGTTTTTGAACAACACCGTTCAAAGTCAGTTCCTTATCATCCTTGCTGAAATAGTTATCGGGGACTTTTCCTTTTATGATGTTATTAATCGTGTATCTGTCTCCTATAGAAGCAGTGACACCTTCGGGAAGAAATATGAAGTTACTATCCGGTTCAGGCAAGAAAGTCGCATTATATATAGCCTGATATGATTTGCCAGCATTGCTGCCCGAAAGGAAAGTCACAATAACGGGACTGGAATACGCTCGGACAGGCACGTAATTGAGGGCATACATTCCAACATTATAAGAATCGGTGGAACGCACTCGTTTGGCGCTCCATTTCGTGGCAATAATAATTTCACTGGAATCATCCGGCAATACGAACTCTATCTCTTTACTAGGAATATCCAAATAGACTTTTGTACCGGCAGGAGTTTGAGGGATACTTTTTTCTTCTGATAAAATAGCTAACTGTTTCACCTCACCTTGGGTGTTATATGTAAGCCATACTTCTAATTTTATAAAATCCTTAAGACCATCGGTTCTATCTCCGCCAAGAAATTCGCAAGAAAAACTGGTGACTTTTATTTTGTATTTTCCACCAGATAAAAGACCTGAAAATGTTTTTTGGTCAGTTTTCGACGCTATTGACTGGCTCTCAGGAAAGTTGTACATTCCATAAGGGGGAAACTTTAGATAGAGACCGCCTTCAATCTTTGTAGAAGATGGAAAGAATATATTGCTCAATGGTCTTGCGGTATCAGATATGATCCTCCCATCGACCTTCTTCACGTCAAAGATCAGACTCTTCCGGTAGCTGGCAGGAATATTACGAGTAGAACCGAAAGCATAAACACGGGTTGCGTATGTGGTCTGACTGTCACTTCTCTGCATGGAGTTGACATTGACGTTCTCCGTGTCCGTTAAATCACCAGCTTTAAAGTCTACCGGGGAGCTGTATTCACAACGGCCGAAATGAATAACGTGTTCTGTTATCCACCATTCACACTCCCAAGTCTCCGCCATTTGGGTAAGAGCGTCTATCAGATTCACATTATCGTATGAAACGAGTTTGGAAGTGTTCGCTACCGTATTATCAATTTCGTATGTGAACTCTTCTTTTCTGAACTTGTATCCGAGTGCTTTCAAGTTGTCAAGAAAGACATTCAGATGGACATTAAGAGGAGCGGTGAGATTCCATCCGGCTTCTCTTCCGGTAGCCTCGGGCGTGTAGAAAAACTTCTTGTTCTTCCACTTCCAATAATAGGCATCAAGACGAAGTTCATAATCATAGGCTCCTGTAGTCGTATTGTAGGCGGGTTTATACAGGTCTACAAGTTCGAATATTCCGAGATCATTATCTACTCCATCTCCTAATTGGAAGTACACAGGATTGGCTAGAGAGAACTTCAATGTAATGTAGTCCTCCTTCATCAATAAGAACTTCCGCTTGCTTCCCTCATTGATAGGGGTAGAAAAACGGAGATTGCCGGATATGTCTTTGATGTCTATCATAAGTTTCGTACACCTTCATACGATGTTCACCACAAAAGTAATATTTTTATTTGAATAACAAATAAGATATCAATACTTTCTATTCGTGGGATCTGGCTCGTTTAGTTTTAATACGAATTTTCCTATACCTTGCATAAATTGACTAAACTGACTACAAGATAAATAGATAGTCCGATACAAGATTGTCGGTTGGTATTTAGTCCTTATTTCCAAAACACCATTATCCAATTCTTTACAAAAATTCTCATATCTCACAAAAAAGACATCTCTGTCAGGAGCAGTAAGATTAAGTTGCAATGTTAGATTACGCTCATCTTTCCTCACACCATCAGTAAGCACAGACTTTCCATGATTCAAACGACTAACATTCTCTGTAAATTCCTTGTTAGGTGCAGGTGTCATTAACGCCGACAACGAAGTGTCGTCCATGCTTATGCCCCAAGTAGTATAAGCATCTTTCCCATTTATAAACAATTCTCCTTTCATATTAAATGGCTTTCTCTATATTCTTATTAATACTATCAAGTTTGATAGAAAAACTGTCAAGGATTTTCTTTGTATATCCTAAGATGTCTTCAAGATAGCTGTTTGATGTTATCATCAAATTCTTTATTTCTATAAGCGTTATGCTATTGTTACTCACAGAGACAGACAGTATATTGGCAACAGAAAGCATGGAAAGCATAGCATTCTTTATTTCCTCTCCGGCAATTTGCAAGGCTGTAAAACGTCCGTTAAGCTCTTCAATTGAATCTTGCGAAGCTGCGGCAAATCCCTTCTTTGTGGACTCTTGGGAAGATGAGGAAGAACCACCTGTGTATCCAGTTATTTCAGCAAGCCTATCTCTTTCATCCATGGCTTTTTGAACCATCAAGTCGTAATCCTCTCTCGCATCTTCTATCTGCTTCTTAGTAAGCTTCCCGCTTTGTTCTTTCATTAAATCTGCAATACCATTATACCACGCTTTCAGTTCATCATCAAATAAATCTCCCATCGAAAAATTGAGCAAAGCACGTTGCATATATTCGGAAAAATCCTCTGAAAAAGATTTAGCGTCTTTATCCATATCCATCAAAGATTCGAGAAAATTATCCCTAAGACCATCAAAAGAAATCTGCATAATAGATTCATTGATTTTTTCTGTAAGCTCATCCAATTTACCTGCTTGGTCTGCGTAGGCTTCAAGCTTTTCCATAACACGACCACCATATCCCCCCTTGCCAGCACTTTTAATTTGCTCGTATATATCGGCATTACTTAAAAGTAATTTCATCTGTTCCGGGCTTAACCCCCACAAAGATTCCGTACCGGAGAAGTTATTATCTACATTCTTACGAGCCCAACGTAGTTGTTCATCAGTCCATTCCATATAATATTTCCAGCTATGATGGGAGTTGGAATATCTTGCCTGTTCTTGGGCTATTTTAAGGGTATTGGCTATTTGTTCCTGTTGATATTTATATGCCTGTTCATATGCTGATATAGACTTAACTCCAGCAGATTTTTCCATTACATCGGTAAGTCGATCAATGGATTTCTCTAATGTTTCATTACGGTCTGTTAATCTGTCAATGGCTTCTTGAACTTCTTTAGCGTTGCTTCCACTAATTTTGCTCATCCATGAATCCCATCCACCCCAAGTAATTGAATTAAGGATATTACCTACACCATCTCGTATAGATTTGCCTAATGTAACAAAAAAATCTCCTTTCAAAACATCACTAAGGATTCCGCTTACTGCATTAAATACAGCATCAAGTAAACCACCGACAACTTCACTCAGTCCATCTTTAAATATATCAATAATTGAAACTATCCAACCTATGATAGGCACTTTCTCTATTTTGTTTGCAACCTTTTCAAAAGCACCTCCAACACCTTTGCTGGATTGTATCAGTCCATCGTATGCGCTCTTTATACCACCGGATGCAAGTTTAGAAAGTCCTTCTGTTACATTTTCCATATTAACCTTTAAAGCTGTTGCGGTGTTAGTTAGGTTTTGTCGATTTTCATTAGCAGCACTTGTTTGAGCTTGGACGTTCATAGATGCCGCATTTGCATTTTGTTGAGCTGTTTCAAGGGCATTTTTAGCACTTTCCTTTTCTGCATCATCCCCACTCTTTATTGCTTTTTCATAGTCATCTTGCGCCTTTTTCAATTTTTCAAGGGCGGCAGTTTCATTATCAACAGCAAGGATGCGATTTTGCTCTGCCAATTGGTATGCCTTTACGTCTTGACCAAGTTTCTTAAAATTGATTCCGCCTGCACCGCCTAAAGACTTTTCCATTTGATTAATAGCGTCAATCAATGATTTCTGGCTTGCCTGGTCTGAATTTTTAAATTTATCAGTCTGAATATATTTTTTAGCTTCATCAAGTGCGGGTTTGATCATATCATTAAACATACTTCCAAATTCACCAAATACAGTTGCCCAATCTATATTGGCTTTTATAGCTTCGGTTTCTTTATTTTGGATGGCAATGTCACGTTGTTTTTCTAGCAGCTTAATTTGTGCGCCATTTGTTCCACCTTCTTCCTGCACTTTCTTTATCTTCTCAGCATATTCTTGAGTAATAGCTAATTTTTGCTGCTGAAATGTACCATACTCTTTCAAATAGTCGTTCAAAGCTTGTTGTTCGGCCTTAAGCTGCTCTTTGGTCACATCAGCAATATTTTTATCCCTTTTATTCTCGGCATTAGTGTAACGAGCGGAAATTTCCAAAGCCTGTTCTTGTGTCAATTTTCCACCTTGTCTTTCGCTTAAATCTTTTTCATGCTTTTTGATTGCATCCAGCTCCTTTTGATAGTCCAAATCAATCTGTTTCAGTTTCTTCTCCGTTCCCTCTTCCATAAGGCTGATTTCATCCTGCTGGTTCTTGCGACGGAGAGACAGGAGTTGTTCGGAAAGTTGTTCTTGTTGTTTTTTCTTCTTTTCAGCTTCTTTCTTGGCTTGGTTTTCTTGTTTGGAGAGAGAGCTGCCAGTTACACCTCCAACGCTTCTGTATTTCTTTTCCGCTTCATCTTTTTTGTCAGTAAGCTCCTTCAATTTTCTTTCGTACTCAATCTCGGTCAAAGAGTTATTTGTATTAAGGAAATCATCAAGTTCTTTCTTTGCAATAAGATATGCGTTCTTATATTTCTCACTCCATTCCTTACCTGTGTTCTTTTCTGTTGATCGTGATTTTTGCTCTGTTTCAAGTGCGTTCTTAATGGTTGATAACTGCTGTTTAGAAAACTCTCCACCAAGTTCTGCAACAATGGCAATAGCATTATCACCACTCTTTCCGAGTGCTTTTAAAGAATTGTTGATTCCATCAATGACAGAAACAATATCTTCATTTTTCATATCTTTGATGTTACCAAGAAATGAAGTCACATCATGGCTGGCAACTTTTGCTATTGCTTTGTTTACAATCTCTTGTTGTGCTTTGATTGCATCGTCTACATTATCGGTAGCCCAACCGTTACCGTCCATATCCACCAAAGATGTAGACGTCCCGTTCTTTCGTACTCTTTGGTAATATTCTAACTTACTTTTAGCTTCTTCAAGTATTTCAGCGTCAGATTTCTTAGCACGGTTATTATCTTCTTCCGCAATAAGTTTCTTGTACTTAAGAATGTCTTTTAAATATTCAGCTTCAGTAAGAAGATTATTGAGAACAGTAGGATATTCAGATTTCAACGCTTCAAACGCTTGCAGCCTTTCTCCCTCTGATTTGGTACTATCATCTATTGTCTTGATCAGTGCGTCAATCTTTTCTTTGTATTCATCCTGTTTTTTCTGTTGTTCATCAATAGCTTCATTGTACAAACGAGTAGCTTTTTCTGCTTCTGTTTCAGCAGTAGCAACCTTATAAATAGCAAAGGCAAGACCTGCAAATGCACCTATTACAAGAAACAAAGGGTTAGCCATAAGGGTTGCCCACATACCTTTCAGAATGGCAGTTAGTTGAATGGCGGCAAGCTTCATGATGTTCATTGAAGCGGTATTGGCATGGTTTGCAACGGTGTTCGCTTGAACGGTAACGGTATTCAATGCTTCTGATGTGGTTTTCTTCTTGGTAGCAGCATCATTCAATGCTTTCTGTGCTGAATTTCGGGCGATAGCGGCAGATTGAAGTTCGGTACTTTTCTCAGCAAGCTGTGTGCGGTATGTGTTAGCGAGTTCGGTGTTTCCTAAGTCTTCCGCACGTGCAATCCAATCATCCATACCATCAACAGCATCCTGTGCGGATTGCAACCTCTTTTCTGCAGTAGTGGCATTAAGCAGTGCATTGGCATATTCTTTTTCAGCCAATGTATTCTGCGCTTCAAGTGAGGATATTTTTAAAGCGAGTTCTTCACGGAGCATAGTTAGTTCGGCTGCTTTACTTTCTTTTAATCTGCCACTAGCAACAGCTGCTGCGATATCAGCATTTTTGGATTCTTCCTTAACTACTAATAAGGATCTTAATCCTTCAATCTCAGCATCGACTTTTAACGTCTGCTCAGCTCCTTGCAAGGCGGCAGTAGTCATGACGGCAGCTTTGTACGTACCATAAGCAATGGCGGCGGATTCTATAGCAATGGCAACCTCCTGCCAATGCTCAACAAGATAAGATGCGCCAGAAAGTGCACCATTGATTATACTTTCATTTTCCTTGCCTATCTGGTTAAACATGGTAGCGATTGCATCCTCAATGTTGCTTATCCGCCCGGTGATGGTTTTTGATTGAGCTTCCATAAGTCCACCAAACTTACCTCCTTCATTGGTCATGGATTCAATAGCTTTCTGTACTTCTGGGAAACCTATTTTTCCGGCAGTAACCAATTCTCCAACTTTATCTTTAGCAACACCGAACTGTTTGGCAAGCTCATCAGCAAGAGGAATACCACGACCTTGGAATTGTCGTAGGTCCTGCGTGAATAACCTACCTTGCGTCATTGTAGTTCCATACAGCCAAACAAGGTCATTTAAAGGAATCGAAAGCCCAGCTGCAATATCTCCCAATCTGACAAGAGTTCCATTTACATCTTCTGCAGCTGTGCCGTAAGCAAGTAATTGCTTAGCACCATTGGCTACGCCTTGTAAGTCGAATGGGGTGATAGCAGCAGTTTTAACCAATTGTGACATTAGTGTATCTGCCTGTTCCTTACTACCAAGCATAGTATTGAAAGCAACCTCTAATTGCTGGAACTCACCACGTACACGGGTTATATCACTTACGAGTTGTTTAGCTCCTAAACTGACACCAAATGCAGCGGCAGCGGTAGTCATACGTCCAAACATTTGTTCAATGCTCATTCCGCTATCCTCTATCTGCTTAGAAGTGGATCGCACTCCATTTCGCGATTCCTCCAACTTGCGAAGGAGATTTGAATTATCTCCAGTTATGTCAAAATGCAATCCTGCCATAGTCTTTTCGATTTATTGGGTATCATGTAGCGTAACATGATTTATGTTCTATTTTTCTTGTTGTAAAATTATAGCCCCCGTGATTTTTCTGACAATTCAATGGAAAAATGTTCTATTTACAATATTTCAATCACTAAGAATCTTATTGATCAGTTCTTCATTTCTATGGTCATCGGCATTAATGTATTCTTTATTATCAAAGATGTTTAGCTGTTTTCTCTCTTCCGCATTCAAATAAATGGCGGTGATTGCATCAGCCATCAACATTCTAAGATTAATATGGCTGATACCCCATACAACATAATCCATCGTCCATCCGTAGCGTTGACAGGCAAAATCAATCAACGTTCCATATACACTATTACCACCAAAGGTAATACTTCCGTTATCTTTCTTTATGTCTGCAATACGCTTTCGCTCCTTTCGCTCCTTGTCTATACCGAAGTAACCGATATAAGTTTCCAGATTATCACTCGTCAATATGAGCACAAGCAATGTAGCGAGTTCTTCCAAATCCAAGTTTTCACAGAAGAAATCAGCACGTTCGGCGATCTTAGTATTGTTGAATATGTCTTTCTTCCTGTTGAATGTGCTATATGATAATATCCGGCAGACAATGTTTTTTTTTGTATTGCACAGTCTTATAGCTTCCATATAAGGATTGGCAGCTACAATCTGCTGGTTGGCATCTAATTCTTTGAATAGTCTTGCAAGCAGATAGGTTTTTCCGAGTGTCGGAGGATAAATAAAAAAAGACCGACTACCAATGTTAAAACCAGTTGGTCTCTCCATAACGGAATCGGCAATATCCATTTCTATGCATTCTTTATTTTCCATAACGAATAAGTATTAGAGCGGAATAATGGATTCAAACCATTGCTTTATACTTGGATAGCATACGTGCTGTCACTACACAAATTCCGCATAATACAGGTTTATCCTCCAACCTGCAAAGGGCGTCTTTCCGCTTGTCGATTATTCTACTGAAAACTTACCCACCAGAAGAAACAGTATATTTAGCTGTAATCTCCACAACCTCTCCTTCTTTGATTGTAGCAGAAGTTTGGGTAGGTTTCGTTTTACCAGTCACATCCTTGTATTGGATTGTAACAGAACCCTTCGGTGCGGTTATTTGCACACCGCTATTATGCCAGTCTGTTTCAGTCGACAGTTTCCATGCGCCAGCACCACCATCATCGGAGATGATTACTTTAAGGCTGCCGGCACCATTAAAATTTACGACTTCATGTTTTATTTGATTCCCGGATGCTGGTTTCAATACGTCAACAGTATACTTTATCTTAGTACCGTTTTCAGCATCCCATGTATCTTCTGCAGATAAAACGCATCTGTCAATAATAATCCCTTTGAGAGTTTTCTCTTCTGGCTGAAGTTTCAAAACGTACTCACCTTCAATAACACCGTCAACATCCTCAACAGGTTTCTCACGACCTTCACCCATTCTGATTTCAAACTCCATAGCATAGGTGTTGGCGTTGTATTTAACAGCTTCATTCTCTCCGCCTTCAATTTTGGCTTCTTTCTTTGTCCCTTTTGTAGGTGTCAACTTTGTTGAGTTTTCTACAGGAGTAGGAATATCAATCCATGTGGTAGGTGTAGCACCATTTGCGCCCAACTTACCGATTTTAATTGTGGGTTTTCCCCATGTCAGTTGCATAATCTATTATTCATTTACTTGTTTATACAATAGCTCATTATTAATGAAGTGTTCGTTTTTCCCATTCACTTCAAGCACCCTTTGTTTAGCAAGCGTGAAGCGGTAGCTTTCTCCACGCCCTACTTCGAGAAGAGTATAGGCAATCTTGCACAATTCACGCAAGCGTATGGATTTCTCTTCCGCTTGACCGTCTCGCATATCATCGGGCACGTAGATATTCACATTCACGAAAGCTTCTTGCATTTGACCGGAACCGTTATCGAGAATGGATATAACAATGTCTTCCTTATCTGAATTAGCAGGTCGCTTGGTCTTTTTTAATTTCCCGGTAACAGCCTTTTCAAGGGCAGAACCTTTGATGAACTTGTAAATGTCATCCTTGATTTCAATGTCAGACTTCATCATGATGCGATTTGAGTTTTAAGTTTAGCCATCATCTTAGGCATTTCTTGTCTTGCAAACAGTTCTGCGGATGCGAGAACATTCTTGTTATCCATAGCTTCCACAAGTTCGGCATAGTTCATTCCTGCAACAACGATAAGCGCATATCCACTTATGTACTTCTTTGCAAGTTCCTGCGCAAGTTCTTTGCCTTCCTTTACACCATCGCTGCCTTGCTTCACTTGATTAAACTCTGAATACGTAACTATATTCCCATTACGAACAATAACATAGCCAATAGAACTGCGCAAGTTACCCGACTGGTCATACCAGCTTGATTCCTGCGGTCTGTCCTTCGCTTCAATAACGCACATCTCGCCAAGAAGGGAAAGCGCACGTATAGTTAGCATATCGGCACGTTCTATCTCTGCTTGGATGGCAGCGTTAATCTCGCTCATGGGAGTAGTCATTCTTATACCCATAGTTTAGCACAAAGTTGATAGCGATGAAAACCTTTCACTTCATATTCACGCTCTATTCCTCCAAGAAGGATGAGCTTTATCCTATCACCGATAGAGAACTCACGGCAATCAGTATCCAATCGGACAACAGCTGAATACTTTCTAACAACACCATCCTCAAATTCCTTTTCCTCAGCTTTCCCGGAAGGAACATGCCGACATGGAATATCACCTTCGTAATGGCTTTCGCCTTCGTGGTAATCTCCATTCTCATCCTCGTAACCAGGAGTGGTTACTTGGTATTGAAGTCTGTGAGGTCTGTCATCAAGTATCATGAGTTATCTTCCTATGTAAACTACCGGCTCGCCAACAAGCTTGTCAGTCTCACCTATGGAGTTGTATATGCTATTGGCAAGAGCCAGTATTTTATCTTTGTCTGATTGGCTGAAAGAAACGTCCCCTTCAGTAAAGTTGGGAGCTTGGATAAGACTTGCAAGACAATCGGCAACAGCACCTTTGAATGGTTTGCTTTTGAAGATATCAATGGTGCATTCATCATCTCCATTAAGTCCTCTTTCAAGTAAACGGTTCTCGAAGAAGCCACTACTTAGCTTGTAGTGGACTTCATCTTTCAGTACCTGCATTATTGTCTTCATAGCTTACGCAGTCGCTTTTGCGGATTCAACAGCAGCTTTCAGAACTTCTTCCTGTTCATCACTCAATTCGTTGACTTTTTCAATCAACCTAGCATCAGTAATATTGGAAGAAATGCGGTCACCGGTAATGGACTTCAAAGCAGCGATAACTTCAGGCTTCTTGTAAGTCGTTCCCCAAAGAGTGATTTTTACATCTGTGGTATCTTTGGTTTCTTCCGTAGTGTTAACTTCTTGACCTTCGGAAAAATCGTAAATGTAGATTTGGTCAACATCCTCGATTATCGGAGCTACAAAAGCCTGTCCTGCGGTTACTTCACGCAATGGATTCACCAATGAGTATTTGGAAATCAGCTTGAATGTATCTACAAGCTGGTAGATAACATTCTTGACAGGGTTAGTCTGTTCTGCAAGGCGACCGTAAACCAAAGTACCGACTACGTCATTACAAATAAAGATTAAACGGTTTGCGTTCCACGGCTTCTTGGGATTTTTCTTGCCGTTCTCTTCGACAACAACGGAACGATCGATGATTTTGAAGGTGATACCGTTGTTGTCATCAGCGAAAGCTTCATTGAACTTAGTCCCTGTAGGAGTAGGCAGAACTGTTTCAGCGGTAAACGACTGACCGATATAATTTGCCACAAGTTCCTTGGCGGCTTGTGTCTGACGCAACTTGTCGTAAGCGGATTTAGCTATGCAAATTTCAATAATTGAATTTCCATCCGCATCAGCTTTTTTGATAACACGCTTAATATCTTCAAGAGAAATTTCTCCCTTAACTGTTGCTCCAAAGGTGTTTTCTTTGAAGTAGTTAAAATTAAGGCGCATCAACGCATCCGGATTATCTTCGTCTTTGATGGCTACATATCCATTTGAGAGGGCGAACAGGAAATTGTATTCGTTTCTCTCGTCAATACCAACAGAGCAAGCGACACCATCATTAGCGAGCTTTCCGGCAATCGTTTTAGCATTACCTCCTTGCGCTTCCATAACATTGATATTATTGATGTCTGATTCTTTTAAAATCTTAGACATACCAATTTTAGGAAGTTTACCGTTGGCGGACGCTATACTGTCACGGCTTTTGATTGGCAATTCAGAATCGACAGCCACAAAGTCGGCAGCCACATACGTAGTATTTACACTTGTGCTTTCCCACTTGTTGTCTGGAGAATATTCTTGGCGCAACATGGCATTCTCTCCTTTATGAAGGTAAGTAAGTTTACTATTTCTCTTACCGTTTACCTTCTCAATCAATCGTTGCAGTTTAGGGAAAAACTTAGCAACATACGCTTGAAATAATGATTCATTCATAATCTAAAATTCTCCTTTCTTTAATCGTGTTTGAACACCAATGTCGGAACGGCAGTCTTTAATGCAGCCTTAATGCTCTCGATAGAGAACGGGCTTGCCACATCGTTCACCTCACCGTTGTACATGATAGCCACGAACGGCTCTTTTACTGACTTGGTGGCTACCGCCACACCTACATACTCACAATTTGACGGCAATGTGTCGTAATTGCCATCTTTTACGGGCATGGGCTTATACACGTCTTTGTTAGTGTCGTGGATAATCACATGACCGGCACGGATATACTCTTCGGTAAATCCGGTTACATCAAGCACCTTGCCGCCTTGAATACCGGCGATATGCTTTCTGATTACAATCGGGTCGTTACCAAACCCGAACGATTCCATAGAACCTACATCTACTACACCCATTTGATTGCATTTTAATTGTTACAACATATCAGCCATGTCGTCAATCTCGTTGTCGCTGAATGGCTCGTTTTCTTTCGGCTTTCCTCCTCCGGCGGCAGGCGGTGTCACCACAAGTCCTGCATCCGCACGTTCTTGGTTGTAAGCCTTCAAATCCTCTTGAACTTCGGAAAGGAAATCGTCAAACTCATCATCATTTTCAAAGCTCATCTTAGAGAAACTTTTCAATGTACGAGTACCGAATGTGCCGGAATCTTTCAGAATGGCTTCGAGCTTGGCTTTTCGGGTAGTTGTTGTCTTTTCACCCTCTAAAGCAGAAATCTTTCCCGTTAAAGTCTCGATGGTCTGCATCATTCCTTTTGCCCAATCGGGAGCATCGTCTTTCTTTTCTTCGTCTTTGGGATTTTTCTTGTTTGAACTCGACTGGCGATTGTTGGGATTTGACGGCTCATCGTCATTATCGTTATCGAGTTCGTTATCGTCGTCATTCTTCTTGCGATTTTCCTCGATTACTCGATTAGCAAAAGACTGGCTGACTTGGAGGTAAGGGAGAACTGCATCAATCTGTTCGTCAATTTCTGCATTTACATCCTCTTCGGAGGCATCTTCTTCGGAGGTTAGATTGTCGGCAATCTTGGCAGCGACACTCATCAACTCCTTCTTGTTGAACCCGAACGCCTTCATTTTCGGTTTCAACCTCACAAAAACTTGCTGTTTTCTGTTCATTGCGAAATGAATTTAAGTTATTAAAAACGAAATAGCCTGCGCAGCACACATGCCAGCAGACTATTCCGTAGAACTTAAAAACACCTTTTTGAGCAATGGTTTTCACGACAAGTTCTGTGGCATGTAGCTTCACATGCTTCCGAACGCAAATATACACAATTTATTTGTTTTTCAAATAAAATCGCGTATATTTTTAGAGATTAATGATTGATTTACAGCATTCCTTCATCCCGGAACGAATAATAGTCATTTTCAGTTATAATTATACTGTCTATCAGTTGAATATCAAATAATCTTAATGCATCTTTCATTTTCTGCGTGAGGTTTTTATCGTGTACGGATGGTTTCTTACTTCCTGAAGGATGGTTATGTACAAAAATAACTCCGCTTGCCAAGCTGTCTATGGCATACTTTGCGACAATCTTTGTATCTACCAATGTGCTTGAAACCCCACCCTGTGAAATCTTAGCCCACGCAATGGCATTATTGGCATTATTCAACATGATGATGAACGAACTTTCGTAAATGAGCAGGTCTTCGTGATAGAAGTTCCTTGCGTACTGTGAAGCATCATTCGATGAAATGATTCTCTTTTGTTCAAGATTACCTTTTGTGGCTGATAGTTTGTATTCAATTGCTTTCTTTTCCATTGCTCAAAGCGTGAATATTATATACCTAACACCATAACTATTGTAATCGTATGATACATGAAATCCCTCGGAACGAGCAAAATCTGTTGCAGCCTGCTCATCTGCCATACGTATTGTATCTCCGGGGCCGGTGATTTGTGTTTCTCTAATGTGGCGGTCGCAAATATAAGAAGCCCTGCCATAAGCCTTAATCTTTCTTACAATCCGTTCGATTAATTCTTCCTTTGTAAACGGAGCTGATGCTTGCAACTCCTCCCTCAATAATTCTGCTGCGTTCATATCTAATCTGTCATTCTATAAAAGTAATCAAAATCTTCTCCTTTGAAAGTATCAAGTGCGAGGTCTCTTGCCTTGTAGTACAATTCAGAATAAACTGCTGATAACTTGTTATTACCATTACTGTAATGTTGCCAGCATCGTTTATTGAGAACGATGCAAAGCTCAGTCCACATCTTAACATCGCTTATCAAATACTTAGAACGGTTGTAGGTGTCCTTTACGGCTTTGATACCGAATCGGTCAGCTATTCCGAAGTCTGACCAAAATGTAGTGCAGCTTTCTACACCAAATGTTGATTTCATAAATTCGTTGAATGTCATATCGCTTATTTTTATCATTTATGCTTTTTCGAACTTTCTGTTGGGGTTCAATTCTTCAAGTCTTTTGATAATATCTTCGGCTGTTTTCTCACCACCTACAAAATTGTAGAATGTAGGGGTTGCATATCTCGAACCATCTTTTTTGACATTATAAATAAATGCTCCTTTTGCGAATCCTTTTGAATTGATATACTTTGTTGCTTCCATTGTTCTATCTCCTGTTTTTAAGTTATACTTTGCTTTTCTTTTATATAGCTAAGATACTGATTTATAGGGATATATGCAAATGTAAACAACTGATTAACAAAGAGTTAAACAAGGTTTAACGGACAAAAAAAGAGCGACCGAAGCCGCTCTAATCACATGGTAGTTATTGTATTATTCTTTGAGATACCTATACGCCTTTAGGTACTTGTTCAATCTAACGAGGTCTTTTTCTGTCAACTCACTCAGCCGGGTAATATCCATATTATCTTCCAAGTCATGTATCTTGACTTGCCTGCCTATTGGATTTAATCGAGAGCGTTTTATGAAATCTTCATAGCTTTCATCTTTGTTACGGGTGACAGAGAGAATAGCATCCACTATATTGCGAGGAAAGCCTTCCATCAGTAAATAGTCAGCGGTAACTTCCGTGTCTTCTATCGTGTCATGCAGCAGAGCAACAATGCGCTCATTATCATTATTACACCTGCTTGCAACACGTATTGGATGGAAGATGTACGCCTTACCAGTTTTGTCAACTTGATAAATATGCGCATCTGTTGCTATTTGAAGCGCTTTTTCTAATAAAGAATCAATACTTATCATATTCATGTTTTGAAATTTCCTTTCCTCCAAGAACAATACCACAAACGGTTTCATTTGATTGAGCTACTTCCACTTCATTCCGTCCCTTGTGCTTGATGTAGGATTTTGTATTACCTCCATTATACACAAGTCGAATGGCAACTTCCTCAAAATCGTCCAACAGATAAACCGTTTCGCCGGATATTAGCTTGTTTCTTAATATACTTTGTTCCATATTTATATGTAAAGATAGTGATTTTTATTGGAAATTACTGTAATAATCAACAGATTTTTTAGCTATTTCTATCGCTTTTTCGCTTGCCTTATCAAGCACTCTCCATTGTTCGTAATACTTGTGCCCTAATCCTCCTTCTATTCCAGTTTGCGCATAGATTTCGTTCCATAGCTTCTCGCCTAATATGCGTTTGGCATAAACCGGCTCTTCCTTCGCGTAAATCATCTTGGCAGTATTCACCTGTATTTCGGCGATAAGTCCGTTAGATGTTTTGATGTTGACAATATTACCGCTATACCCCATAAAGGATTTAGGCTCCTGTCTTTTCAACCTTATAAAAGATTCATCAATGGATAAATCCTTGAGTGTGTTTTCTATATCCTCCTTTGATACAATAATAGTCGTTCTAACCGCATCCTTAATATCGTATGGAGTTATCCCTTCTGTGGTCACCTTTCTTATTATAGAGGACGCACTTTTGTAATTTATCGGAGTGACAAATCCATTATTCCTATTGGCGATATGTTCTGCAAAATCTTGAACCTCATCGCCAACGGCTTTAGCTTTCAGAAGAATCTCATCGACAGACTTTTCTAACGATATTTTATTTAGCGCAGATTTGTTGTTCAGCAAAAAATACGGCAGCGTTCCACTTCTTTTTGCTTCATTGATTCTTTGTTGGTTAGATAGAACCCACTGCTTGAATCCATCCGGCACATCTTTCACCCCATTCACACTTTCAGTCGTAGCGGCACTTCGCCCGTCCCATGCCCAAAACTCTTCCTCTGTTTTGAGGATGGGGATTTTATAGCACCTGCAATTAGACCCCCAAAAGCATTTCCCGTTGCGACGGATATACATAATATGGTTTTTCTCCAGAGTAAGGTCATATACAAACCTATTATAACGTAATACTTCTTTATCAAATACAGTGGCAGTAGAAGAATAACATTCACGTATAATAAAGCAATCATAGTTCGATTTTATCTCAACGCCATTTCGTTTGTGAACCACACCAGCTTTGTTGATACCAAACGATGGTCTTCTTCCTATCTTTAATATAAGCTCCGACAATTCTCCTGCCATACGATTGGATGTAGTGAAATACATTCGCTCGTTTTTTTGAGAACTATAAACAGAGCCTCTGTTTCCAACAAATGATTTGAAAGGTCGCGAATATCCGTCACACAGAATAAATGCGTCAAGGAATATAAATATCTGTCTCTTTGATGCGTTCATTATCTCAAGCGGAATGTGCTTTTGATAACATACGCCAAACTGTTTCAAATATTGGCAAATGTCAGTAGAATAGAAACATATTCCATCCTTGTATTCTGCAACTCTATATCCAAGCCTTTCTATCAACAACTTCATTCTATCCCTTGCTGGCTCTCCTTCATTCTGAGAAAGAACAATTTGGCTTTTTCGTATAGTACTTCCATCGGATAGCCAATAACCCATAAATTCACAGAATAAGTCAAACGGAATAACTTTTGAACCAATGGAAATAGAATCAATATCTCTGTTGTTATATTCGCATCCTCTATAAAAAGCCCCTTTCCCCTTTGTGTACTCTTTAGCTTGGCAATTCTTTATCCTGCCATCATTCTTGTTCAAATAAACCATATTATGGTCCGGCGTAACCAAACAATCCAATGACTTATTGAAAAAGTGTATCATATCACCATTATATCGGTAACACTGCCTATCCATAAACTCTACCCACTCCGGTGTTCTGTTGGTGGGATTCAGTGATAATATCAAATCATCATCAAGCACATCTTTAAATAGTTTCCACCCTCTGTTTGTAAGCACTTCGCTGTCATCGGAATAACAATTCGGGTGCCAACCAACCCAAGTAAAATCCTTGGGATATTTCCCGGCAAGCGCATCGCAAACATCATAGAACTGACCGTTTGGAACACCTTTGCAATTATGATTTCCGCTCAACTTGATTTCATAGCCCACTACAAAGTCCATCTGCTTCCAGCGTTCATTTTCCGCTGTCCGGTAAGCCATGTTGATTTCAGATCGTGCCAGTCGGATGGAGCGGTACTCGCAATCCAGTAAATGCTTCGCACTACCATACTTCTCTTTGTAGTCTTTTTGCAGCGATGGGAAATCGAGCAGGTATTTGGAGATTTGCTTGCTCAACGTAATCACACTTGTACCTTTCTGGATGGCGCAGGAAATGGCAGCTTCCAGTTCTTCTTTGTAGATGGTCGATTGGTTCCAAAGTTTATCTGATATATTAAAACCCTTATCCTTCCTATTCTGAAAAGCCTTCAACGCATCGGAGTTTGTCTGATACAATACCGTGTACTTTTTCTTGTCAACAATAGCATCGTATGCTTGCAGCACCTTATCAGCCATCAAGTCCTGCACCTCGTTACTATTCTGCCATTCCTCGGTCGTTCCCCGATAAATGACGGTATGAATATCATCCACGAACTGCATCTGAATATCGTCTATCTGCTTCCTTGTTTGAGGATAGTCAGCCCACTTGAACGGCTTGTCGCTATCAGCGGAATAATCGGTACGTGACACGGCTTTGGCGGCTTCCAAGTTAAGGGTATCGTAGATTTGCTCAACAAGGGCGACATATCTATTCAGCCGGTTGTTGAGTTCCTGATACTTCTTCTTTTGGTTGGGGATTTTAGGCTTTGCCATACACTACTACTTCTTCTTAAACTTGTCACATATATCTCTGTTCAAAAACTTGCTCCATTTAAAGAAAGGACAACGGCACATGAAGAACTCGCCTTTCCAGTCTTTTTCGTGCCAGTCGTAACTATGCGCACAATCCCGGCAATGATAATTGGACTGAGGTATTACTTTCTTTGCCATTATTCTTCAATTCTATCGGGTGCAGGCATTTCCAACAGACGGATAGCCTTAATCGTTTCTCTGCCTTCCAAGATGGCTTTGCACAGCCTGTGATAACCGTCTGCTATTTGCCCCACCTCATCCAATAGGATAGGATAATCAAGGGAACAATCACGCACACGCTTGCACTGGAATATGAATTGGTGAAGCTGGCTGCACTCAAACGGTTCTGTCGTCAAGTCAATATTCCAAAGCGGCATATCCATAACGGGGTATTCCTTTGCCTTAGCAAAGTCGTAAAGCGTTTGGGCATTCCAAATTTTGTTACCTCTATGATATTCGCTTTCGGCAAACGTCATTTCATCTATTGGGACTTTCATGCGATTCTTTCTTGATATAGACTTTGATTTCACCGGTAACATGAAGTTCATCGCCAACCTTTTCTACGGAATATTCTATCAGCCCTCTTTGGTTGATGGAATTGATGATGGACTGGCGCACTTCGTTCTTAACTTCCCTGACAAGCATTTCATCGGCTTTGCGGTTGGACCAGCCTTCATCGAGTTTCATCTTCTTGCGGTAGCCCTTGATTTCTTTCTTTGTGCGACCAAGGCAGATACCAAGTTTCTTTGCTTCGTAGTTGTCAACTCTTTCAATGATACTCAACCGTTCTTGCGGATTGATTTTGTCGGCTAACTTGATGAGCCATTTGGATATTCTATTTCTCATGACACTTGATTTAATGAAACGGCAGCGCAGTTCCCCACGCTGACGTTTCTGTTTTTCTATTACTGTACAATCTCCCAATCTTCGGCAAATACATCACTGATAGACGGAACCCATGAATCAGCACGTCCAGTGTTTTCGTTATAGATAAGGCACTGGCTTGTGTAGTCAATGAATCCCTTACCTTTCAGAATAAGGTCTTTTGCCGATTGAGGGAGTGATTGCATCTTAGGAATAATGTCACTTTCGATATGTGCCGGCACTTGCTTGAACACCATCAGACCTTTGCCGTTCCAGCCAGCTCTACGAATGGCAAGACCGAACTTCAATGCTTGAGTAGCGATACCGAAAGACATTCTTTTAATTGAAACATCTTCCGCTATATTAGCGGCAATATTGATACGACAGCTTAAAGTCTGCAAGTATCGTCCCATAAGTTCACGTTGCAAAGAGAGCAGGAAAGCAGGATAATCCTCCTTAACCACTTCACGGAACTTTTCTGAATCCACAAATACAGCGCACTTCTCAAACCGCTCTATGAGCTCTGTATGCTCTATCATCAAACGGTCAAGGAAAGTATCAGCGCATTTATACGCTTCCTCAAACGGTTCGGCAGGTGACCAGCTTTCGTAACCGTCCTTATACTTCACATGGTAGCCAGCCTTATCCTTTTCGGCTTCGGTAGGCACTCTGCCAGCTTGCAGTAAGCCTTTCTCATACGCTTCACCCATTGTCATAGGTTCAGCTTCAATCTGTTTTGTTCCAATGTACTTTTTCATTTCAATAAATTTTATATGATTATTCAGCACCTTCAAACAAGCTGTTCATCCTTGCTTGCGATGCAACTTTATCTTCTTCTTGAATTTGTTTGAGCGTAGTTTCCGGGTCGTTGGAATATCCGGCTTCCCGAATCGTTTCAAGTTGGCTCTTAATGGGCTTACCGCCATTCTGTTTGATAAGCCGGTCGGTCATGGCGGTTTCATCGTTCTGTATGAAAGGAGTGATAATGTGCTCCACTTCCACATTGTCGATTTCGTCTTTCCACTCGGTATTCATAAATTTCAGGAACTCCTTTATCACGCTACATTCGCGCTCGAAGAACTCTATCCATGTACCGGATTCATCACCAATCTTCAAATGCGCATCCGATAACATCATCTGCCTTGCGTCGAACCCGATATTGCCAAGACTCTTCATGTTCTCAAAAGAGAGGTCGGGCATCTGCCCCTGCATGAAGAATAGTTTGAGCAGGGTTTCTACATGGTACTTCAATGCTTCGATGGCTTGGGTCCATGAAACATAAGCGACATCACCGCCGTTTTCCAGCCGGAACAATCTGCGTGATTCACCTTTATCCTCATCACCGACAAGCTTGCCCGAAACCTTTAATACCGGTGCCGAGTTGTAGGCTATCACATCGGAGTTACGTGACAGGGTATATTCTATCTCTTCCCGGATATGAGTAAGCCCGTGATAGATGGGTGCAGGACGAAAAGCGTATGCACCGGGTATCTTCATTATCTTGATGGGTTTCGGCTCGGATATAGCCATCCAATCACCATCTTGTTGCTTCCACTTGTAATGGCGATCGGCAGTGTAGGTTTCAAAGAAAGTCACTTCCTTATCCTTGATTTTCTTCTTGTACTCAAAGGACATGGCAAGCATATCTCCCATTTCGTCAAGTAGAGGATAAAGTGACACCCCATCCATGGGTGAATAAGTCTTGCATTTCAGCTTGTACTTACTTGTGAAGCCATACAGGGAGTTGGGCTTTTCCACCGCATACCAAATGGTGAATATCTCGCAGGAAGCGAAGTAAGCGTTGCCGCGCCTGATATTCTCGCTGTCGATGCGGGCATACTTGTAGATGGCTTCAATGACTTTTGCTATCTGCTGGCGTTTGTCATTCTCTTCCGTATTGTGGTAAACACGTCTTACCGGGATGGCAAACATAAATTCGGTGGTGCGCTTGGTGAGCAGCTTTTCCAGCCCCAGGTGAATACGTGACGCACGTTCCAGTGCACCGTCAGATTTAACTTTGTCCTTACGATTCTCCTTGTCGTTTACGATACGGTGTCGGGTAGGTTCGTAGTCATTCAGCAGCTTGCTCCATTCGGGAACTTCTACTGACTTTTCTTTCAAATCACTGATGATGTCAGCGACGGGTCTTGAACTATCAAGAATAGCGGTGATCTCGTCCATTGTTATATTGAGGTTGTGCGGTGCAGCTTCACACCGCTTGGTTTAATTATTGTTGAAATAGCTGAGGGGTATATTTCTTTTGATACAACACTCTGAGATAATCGACAAGCGATTCATACGACCTTATAAATCCCTCGTTAATCAAATCCGACACCTTCTTTTCAAGTTGCCATAACTCACGTTGCTTGGCTTCGTCCCCGTGCTTGTTCCGCATCATCTTCTCGTGCTGATTGAAAACAACCCAATTCAAAGCCTCTCCAATTTTCTGCATGGCTTTTGGCATAAAATCCTTGGGTACTATCTTTTGAATGGCAGAACCAAGTTCACGGTATGCGTCACCTGCTTCATTGCGGTAGTGAATCATTTCGTCGTAAACAAAACGTAATACCTTTACTTCAAAAGTTGGATTTATCCACATGGCAAATTTGATAAAGAGTAGCGGATGCATCCAAACCTTATCAGGGGTTTTACCTTCTTTTGTATTTCTACCTTTTATTTTTATAAGTAGTTGGTTTTCACCAATGTCGGTTTTTGACCTATGGCTTTCATCTACTGCAAGAGCTTTTAAAAACTCATTTACTTTCGGGCTGTCGATAAATTCTGACATTCTCCTTCTCGGATTTCCTTCAACATTGTTCCATTGACGGAGAAGTTCGCTTCCGTCAAAGTAGCCATCGCTTGTGCGTTGCATTACTGAAAGATTATCAATGTACCGCACCATTTCTTGATTTGTTTTCATAAGGTTGTTCCGTACTCCTTCATACGGTGATTGGTTCTACATGATATTGCTCCAAAAAGAAACCGGGCAGCGCAAAACGCACTACCCGGCAACGTGAAGGAGCACGTTAGCATTAGATGCTATGATGCAAAGATAAATATATTATTTGAAAAACAAATAATATAAAGCTATTTAAGTGGAATGTTACAAAGAACTTCCTGCGCACAATCACCTTTCAGGTAGTCAACTGCGATGGCAGCGATGGCTTTAGACTGAGCAGTTTTTAATTCGTTGTACCTACTGAAAGACACATCGTTATTCCGAAGTATTTCCAATGCCTTAGTATATCCTTCCTTTACAGAAGCGTTTACAAACTTGTTTATCTTCTTCTCCACCAATCTTGATTCTATCTTTCTGATTGTATCGGCTATATGTTCTTGCTGTGGAATAGGCAACTTCTTGCCTAAGAATATTGCCATTCGGTTTAAATCTTGTTGTTTCATCTATTCTATTTTTAAGTTCTACAATTATAATACGTCTCTCAAAATTTCTTCATCACTAACAGCCAAATAATCGTGCGGATAGAAGGTGTTGGCGAGCGAATCAAACCAGTCGGGAGAACGCTTGATACGCTTTTTGATGTCCTCTTTCTTCTCTATGATGATATTGCCATTACTCATAAAGCCCCAATGCGTTTCAGTGGCTTCTTCCATCAATTTGTCACAAGGTGGAAGTGCGGCACCGAAACCGTTCTTGGGATTTAACCAATCACGCACAGCCCAAAATAAATAAGCTCTCATATTGGCAAAGGTGTATTCGCCTGTTATGTCATGCAAGCCGTGTGCGCTCTCGGAGAATTTGCAGGAGAAAGCATTTTTATACCCAAGTTCTTGCAAACGTGAAAACACTCCGGCACCTTCGCCAATGGTATCAATAAAAGCTTTCGCACCTTTCTTTTCAAGGTGCTTGGCTATCATTCCGGCTACGTGCATATGGTCTGCCGTTCCTGCTGATTGATGAGCTTCAAATTCGGGTACATAATTGCCGAATCGAGGGCAAAGTACGCTATCATCGCGCCCCATGCCGGCAACATCGACACCAACTTTGGCTTTCTTCTTAGGTACAAAGCCCTCTTCTTGCAACCTTCTCCAATTCTCGTTGGCGATTTCAATCCATTCATAAGGGATAAGGACGTCTTCTGATACCTTCGGGAACATTCCAAGAACCTTTACCCGAAACAAGTCATTGGGGCGATAGCATTTGCCTTCCCATTCAAAGTCACCTTCGCCTTCATTAAAATCCGTTTTCTGTATCGGAGAGCACCAGTTTTCTACCTTATCTTTTACCCATTCGTAGTCCACTTGTCCGGGAATAACATTCTTCTTCTTTACTACGTTTTCGGCATTGAGGGAATTTAACCTGAACTTAACAAAACGGTCGGACTTCATTGCTCGTGCGGCATACCCGGTAGTTACATTCGGATTGAACACGATTAACAAGCGTGAATTTCCCTGCAAGTTACCTTCGATGGCATTGAATATCGTTTCAGATACACCGGATGCTTCCGTGACTGCAAACATCGTATTTACAGCATGGAAACCAGACCATGCTTCGGTTGCGCTATCATCAGCCTTAAAACCTGTCAAGAAATACTCTTCATAATTTGTACGAATATCGTCACTAACCAAACGACCGGGGAGTATTTGTGCATTTCTCAACAATCTTCGGATTTCTGGAGTCATAATATTATGTACTTGACGGGCCGTCGGAGCTGTCATAGCAATCTTTGTATTCTTCACAAGCCTTCCTGCGGAATCAAATCGAGGGGTTAAATAGAAGAAGCAAAGACAAGCAACCGCAGATAAAAAATCTTTACCCCTTGCTGTGCCTGACGCAACGGCTATCAATGGTTTGTGCTGTATAGCCATTAAAATTTCTTGCTGCTCTTTATCTAAGTTCGCTTTTAAAACTTCCTTAGCAAAGAGACACCAGTCATTTCGCCATAGTTTCATTCTATTTAATGCCTTCTTATGATTATCCATTGTTAACGTATTTCCAAATAAATCCTCCTGCGCTTTTCTTATACTTATATCCTTTACAACATCCTACAATGTGGGCATGACTAACACCAAGCTCTCTTTCTGCATCATTAATACAATCCCATTTCTTAACAAATTCACCGGATAATGTATATTGAAGCACCTCTTTGTTGCATCCACCATTTACCCCAAAATGAGCTTCGCCATTTCTTTTTGCAGTTATAGGATTATTAGAATTTTCTTTTTCTGTACACCATCTTAAATTGCACACTCTATTATCATCCTTTATAGCGTTGATGTGGTCAATCTGTGGCTTCCTTTCTGGATTTTCAAGAAAAGCATTAGCCACAAGGCGATGTACCTTCATTGTGCTTCTTTTCCTACCGTTATAGAGCCATACCATCATATACCCTTTTTTATCTGGAGATTGCTTTAATATGCGCATACTATTGTACCTATATGGCACAACGCTTTCAGTAACCTTAGGCAAACTCTTAACTCTCCCAAGATTGCTAACTTCATATAGTCCCTCATATCCGGCAACTGGTTTCCACACTTCTTCCATAAGCCTACAATTCTTCGGGTTCATCCGGCAACTCCTTCATAAGTTGTTCAAACGGATTGATATTCACATCCTGTTCAACACGTTCAACGTAACCACGCTTCTTACCCTTTGTTTTCAGATAAAAGATTATCGCAGTCAAATCATCATCGTTAATGGCATTCAACAGCTTTGATTCAACGCGATCGATAATACCTTCATTTATCTCTTCAACGATTTCTTTAAACTTGGGGTCATTATCAATCCATTTATAATAACAGGCACGGCTGATTCCGGTCATATCACAAGCGTATGAAATAATCCCCTTCCCTTCTTTTAAATTTTTCAAGAACAATTTCTGTCTTTCCTTCTTTCCCATAATCTTATAACTTTACATGCCAATACGTCTTTAGATTTTCATCAAAGACGCATTAGAACATAAATTAAACATCAATCAAATAAAGACCTCTGCACGCATCCGTCTTCAATTTCTTTCATTTTCTTATCATCCGGTCTCGGAGTTATATTATTCTTATCGTAAAAACCGTTCTTCTCCAAATAGAAATATCTATCCCAAGTACACTTATCATATTCACCTTCCTTATATGGGGTTAAAGCGGATTGTTCGGCAATGATAAACTCCTTTTTCGTCTTCCCCAACTGCCTACCTCTATGGGTATGACAATCGAACACATAGTCTGGTATTACCATGTGCCGATTATCGTAGTCTTTCAGATATACAATAGGATAATCGAAATCATTTACATAGAGGCTACAACGCCCATACTTTACAACCTTTAGAAGTACGGTAACAGCCTTTGCTACAAAAATGGAAGATTTGAGCGAAGTGGTAGGTTGCATATCATCAGCCTTCTTTAATGCGACAATCTCGTTCGTTACAAATTGGTAGTTGAGATTGCTAGCTATGGAAACAATACGTTTCCATAAAAACTCCCGGTATCTTACCATTAACTCATTAGCTAAATAACCGGCTCTAACATCATCTTTACCTGTTATGGCACGTTCCAATAACCCGGCTACCAAAAATGCATCATGCCCATTCTTGGTGTAGCATCCTGCGCTATCTCCTACATATTCATCCTTTGGAAATTCTATTCTATCTCTTGAATTAAGCAGGTTGCAGGCGAAATAGTCAGCATCACGATTCTTTCGTGCAGCAAGCAAAATACCAATAGCCTTTTCTATAAACAAGGGAGATTTATTTCTCCAATCTTGTGAATCATCAGCTTGTTTGAGTGCTACAATCTTATTGGTGATTAGGTCGTAACAATCCTCTGCCGAAACGCATAACAACCGTTTCCAAAGATAGCTTCTGTATCTTGGCATTAGCTCGTTTGCTGCATAGCAAGCGTAATCCTTGTTACTCCTTCGAATAGCTTTTTGAATGAGGGATGAAACCTCAAACATATTGTGCCCATGTTGAGTGTATAGTGAATTTGCCATAATCAATTTATAGTGCAGGGCTTTCGCCCTGCTGGTTAAACTTATCTTTTGTCTATCACTAAGTAATGGTCTGCTAAGCATTTAACCCACTGTATTCTGTACTTTCTTGAAGCACTTCTAAATTCAATATCTCTTATCGCAGAAAGAATATCAGATACGCTTTCTTTGTAATACCTTGCGAGAATAGTTAACACATGATAGCTTTCTTGCGGTGTGAAATGCAATGAACGTCTGTATCTCTTTGCTGTTTCATACACTCTCTTTGAGAATGATTCTATTGTTTCAAATTCTTCTAATCTGCTATTGAATAAATCTGTTGCTTTCATTGTTCTATCTCCTATTTTTAAGTTATACTTTGCTTTTCTTTTATATAGCTAAGATACTGATTTATAGTGAGATATACAAATATAAACAACTGATTAACAGTGAGTTAAACAAGGTTTAACGGCTTACATTTTATCAACACTAATACACTTAGGTCTATGCGTAATGAAGTCGTTGGCGACATTGCATCCATAGGCACCGATATTAGAGACAAGAATCTTATCACCGATATTGGCATAGCCGGAGTAATCGCGATGGATTATATCATTCTCAATACAGGTGCATCCGTATATCGTAGCGTGTTCGACATAATCACCTGCATCTGAAAGCACGTTGCATGGAGGATTTTTTGTGTGGCAAACGAACCCAACATCATCACGTTTACAATCAACGACAAGCATTGTCTTGCCTTTGATAACCTTCTTGCCGATGATGGTTGCAAGCAAGGACATGGAGGTGGAAACTATCGGCGTTCCGTTTTCGGTAATCAGTTGCACTTCCTTGTTTGGAAAAGCCATTGCAAATACTTCGCCAATAACTTTTGCATATTCCACATACGATGGTACATATTCCCCGTATTGAGATTTCAGACTATCATCCATGCGCCCAAACATATTGCCACCAATATCAATAATGCTGGATCCAAGTTCCTTTGCGTACTTAACCATCATTTCAGCACGTTTCTTGAAATACGACAGTCCACGAGCGTAGGAAATATGGCAATGGACGCACTTTATAGTAATCAGTCCTCTTTGCTGCAATTCTTTCACTTTGCGGTACTCGGCACTATCAACGTCAATGCCGAAGCGTGAAACGACACCGTTACCAATATCAAAGTTCAACCGAATGCCAATTTCCAAAGGCAGATGTGCAGCATTCACCATCTGCACAAGTTCGTAACCACTTTCAATGTTTACTATTCCTCTATTCTTGACGACACGTAACTTATCTTCTACATCAGGAATCACCCCATTATAGATAATCTCGCAGTCTTCAAATCCGCAGTTCAAGGCAAACTGATATTCAGCAGGAGATACAACTTCGGCATATCCACCTACCTCTCTAACTACATCAATGAAATCCCGGCAGTAGTTCGTCTTGAAACTATACCCTATATTGTAGTTAGGGTAATACTCCCGGAAAGCAGCCATGAAGTCGGTTATATTCCGCTTAAAGTCACTTTTGTCTGAAATGTATAAAGGTGTGCTTATGCCCAAATCACCTTTTGACATTAATCTTTGCTGTATTTTTTCTAAAATCGAACTCATAATACTTTCCCCATTTATTTTTCATTGCACATCTATATTCGTAATTTCTTTTGGAATCAATCGTTACGCCACCTTCATTAGATGCTTGAATACCATAGCTATGGAAATACTTCGGCAGTAGGACAACCCTATTCATAAGTAATTCCTGCAACATCATATCCACATCGGATATTGCCGGATCCTTCAAATCATATTTGGCTTTGAGAGCTTTCTTGTTTATCCACCTCACATGACCGGGCATTCCTTTAAAGCAAAATTCCTTGTCGTACACATACAGAGCCATTTGCGGATTATCAAAAGCAAGTCCAAGATTCAAGTCGTAAAGTTGCTGACCAATGCGAAGTATTTCATCGCAAGTCCTTTCTTTCCAGTCGGGATAGTTTTCGGCTGTGATGGCAGTGTAATTATCCAAACGATAACAAAAATGCTTTATATCATCATCAGCGACAAATATCACGTCTTCCGGGGTATTCTCGATAATCCAATATAGCGTTGACATAAAGCTATGGACCTTACCGCCACATTCAAGCGTAGCGTCTTTAGGAATAACAAGCATATCATCTATGCCTGCATCCCTATAAGCATCAGCTTCTTCCTCTCTAACGACATAAGTACAGTATTCAAGACAGTTCTTAGTCATTATCTTGTGAGGTCGCTGATACGACATGACGTATATGTTAAACGTAATATCGGGTGTCATAGAACTTCTTCATTTTAAGTCCTTCTTTCATTACGCATTCGTCTGGCACTTCAAAGCCAAGCAACTGTTTGCAACGCAAGTAAACCATATTGCAACCGGCTTGACGAACAAACGGTAGTGAGGCGTTGATGCGAGGATTGATTTCAAGCAATACAACCTTTCCGTTCTTTTTAAGGATGAAGTCAAAGGCTACATTCCCATCAAGTTTAAGTTCGGCTACAATTCTTGTCACAATATCATAAGCCATGCTGTTTGACTGGATTTCCCCATACATAATGGAGCCAAAAGCCATCATATAGCCGACATATCCACATATATGAGTAACTACTCCTTGATTGGCGAGCACACTAACTGTATAGTCAAGCCCTTCGATTCTCTGCTGAAGGATAACTTTGTTCTTTCCATTCCCTACTATAGATTTCAAATCGTGAAGCGAAATGTATCTGTTTTCTCCGAACTTGTTGAACAAAGAAGTATCGTTACACTTCTTATCGTCAACAACGGCAAATCCTTTACCTCCACACAGATTATCAACTTTGCAGCAGATGGAGCTATTCTTATACTTGAACATAGCAGCGAAAGCGTCCACATCGGAAATGTCATTAGGAATAACCTGTTTTGGCATTAAGTCGGCATAACAACTGTATAAAGCTATTTTGTTGTTTGCTATCAATAGACTTTCAATGGAGGACGCAGAAACAATGATTCCGTTTTGCGCAAACCTTTCCTTGGCACGAGCCATAATTTCAAGTTCCAATGTTGCGGTCGGCATAACAATCGAAACATTGTGTTCCTTGCAAATGGATATGAGCGTTTCGATATACTCCGATGCTGTAACAGGCGGCACCACAAAATTTCCGTCCGAAAGTTCTTCGGGTGGAAGATTGGCAGTGACAGAGTTTGCGACATATACCTTTACTTCAGCTCCATCTTCATTGTTTCTCAAACAATCTATAACCTCCTTTACGTGGATGGAGCAGCACGTAAGCAGCACATTGAAACCTCTCATATCTTTTCTTTTTTAGGAACGATTTGCGCTTTAATATCATCATACCAAATGGCACGAGCTTTTATCTTTCTCTCTTTAGTGGCATTCTTGGCAACAAGGACTTTCTTATCATCAATACCAAGAGCACGAGTCAAATTCAGATAGTCAATTTCGTTGCGGCATACAATCATTACATAGTCGTATTTCTCGTAGCGAATCAACTCCATGTCTTTAATCTTGGTTTCCTTTGTGTTCAGATTCCCAAGGTCAAGGCTCAAATCAATCTTCAAGTCAGCAGTCCATTCAGCAAGTTTATCCATATCCCACTCACCGGCATGGGTGTTAGCTTTGATGTTGATTGCCTTCAACTCTGATTCACTGTAACCGATAAGTCGTTTGCAGAGCACCTGCGTATCTGGGTTATCCATAAGGATTGAAACACGCTGATGCCCGGATATGATGTTGTTATGTTCATCAATCACGATAACACCGAAATCACCGAGATTATCAAGCGATTCCTTCAACTTCTCCTTAGCCTTTTTCTTTAATGGCTTGCGAGGGTTCCCGAACTCGGTTTTAAGTTCGGATACCGGCAATTCTATGACTTCTATTCTTTTATCCATTGTTCTCTTTTTATTCCAAATGAATGTGTAGTTGGTCTGAAAGCTGGATTTCCAAGATCCTTAAACCCAAGTTTTAAAGCATTCTTCCATGCAGCAACATTATCGGGATTGATGTATTGATATACTCCTTTCATTTTAGCGATACGGAAAGCGTAGTCAAGGATAAGGCGGTTACATTCATAACCTATTCCTTTTCCCCAATAATCTTTGCTGAGTATGTGAGTGTGCAACTCTCCAAATCCATGCGCAGAGTTATTTATTCTATCAATGAATACATTCCCAACGTAGGTATTATCAGCAAGGATGGCAAATCGAATGCAATCGTCACATTCAATCTGCTTGCGATAAAATTCTGTTTCTGATTCAAGAGATAAAGGATGGTAAGGACTTTCGCAAATAGCAAACTTCCATATATCCTTATCTTTCCGCATCTTCCAGCTAAGTTCTGCATCAGATACTCTTTGAGGTCTTATAGTTACTTCCATAGACTCAATACATTTTCAATTACATCATCCATATCGTAGTACTTGTATTCGGCAAGCCTTCCACGGAAAAGGACATCACTCTGTTTTCTTGCAAGCGATTTATACTTTTCGTACAGCTCGTTATTCTTCTGATTGTTTATCGGATAATACGGTTCTTCTCCATGCTTATACGCATTGGGATATTCATGGGTAATTATCGTATTTGGTTGCTTCCCGAACTCAAAATGCTTGTGCTCAATAACACGAGTGTACGGAACACTTCTGTCTGTAAAATTCACAACAGCATTACCTTGATAATTATCTATCTCTAACAACGTATGTTCAAATCTAAGACTTCTGTATTCAAGATGCCCTAACGAATGGTCGAAGTATTCATCTATACAGCCGGTATAGAAAATGTAATCTGCAATCCGGTTTAATTCGGCTCTATCGTGAATGTAATCTACTCCCAAACGGACTTCGATACCATCAAGCAGTTTGCTGATTAGCTTATTGTAGCCTCCTATTGGCACTCCTTGATAACGGTCATTGAAATAGTTGTTGTCGAACGTGAACCGAAACGGAAGGCGTTTGATAATTGATGCAGGAAGTTCAGTACATTTACACCCCCATTGTTTCTCAGTATATCCTTTAATAAGAAGCTGGTATATGTCTTCTCCACACAATTTCAAAGCCTGCTCTTCTAAGTTTGAAGGGCTTGAAATGTGAGCAAATCGCTTACGTTGTTCTTCTATCTTAGCTTTTGCTTCGGAAGGTGTGCGTACCCCCCAAAGCTGATAGAATGTATTTAAGTTGAACGGAAGGTTATACAGTCTTCCATTGACACAAGCGAGTGGCGAGTTGGTAAACCGATTGAACTCAACAAATGAATTTACATAATCCCAAATTTCTTTATTGTCTGTATGGAATATATGTGGACCATATTGATGCACATTGATACCGGCTATCTGTTCACAATAAACATTGCCGCCAAAATGAGTACGTTTGTCCACAACGAGACATCTATACCCTCTTTTCTTGGCTTCGTGGGCAAATACAGAGCCACTAAGCCCGGCACCAACTATTAGATAATCATATTCTTTTAACATACTATTTGGGTTATGTACAACTTCATACACTTTCTTTGCAAATGCCAGCCGGACAGATTTCCGACTGGCTTAATGCAAAATTCAATCATCTAAGCTACTCGCAAGAACACTTATGCAATCCTTCGGCTTCTTTCAGTCGTGTCAGATGGCAATCCCCATCACCCCGTAAACTACATAAGCCTTTTTGTTCTTGCTTTGGCTTTCACTAAATGGTTGCGGTGGTAACAGGATTCGAACCTGCATGATAGGATTGATGTGGATTGTCAGGTTTTATTTTCAACCTATCTAACACTTAGCAGAGAATTTCACTCTACGATTAACCACACTCAATTAGCGTCTGACAATTCCGCCATACCACCAAGTTTGCACGTCTTTCCGTGCTGTCATCGGTGTTGCACCAGAACCACTCGTTTACCCATGAGCTTGCGCTGGGGAATGCTTTCACATTCGTCTTAGTCTCTTCCTAAGCGTCAACATTATGAACCGCCATGTCATCACCGTCAACAACTGCATGATTTTGCAGAAATCCACCTCAATTGATACCCTTTGGACTTATATGGGTTTTTACCATACTCTATCAATCTACTACTTTCTTCCATATATCGGTCGTCCCCATTACAACCTCAAATTTCCAAAAGTGGTGCGTTCATTGATACAAGATTGCGGAAGATGAAGGATTTGAACCTTCGAACCGTTTCCGGTTGCCTGTTTAGCAAACAGGTGTAATAAGCCACTCTACCAATCTTCCATAAAGTAAATTGAAGGGGCAGGATTCAAACCTGCAATCGGATGATATTCTACGCTGCCAAGCTGTTTACGTCCACCCTTCTTCACCGCTGGCAGGCGGCTACTTAACAATGCCCATTCTGTCACTCCTTCAATTTTGCTGTTTTCGTCAAATTCTGCTTCAAAAATAGCTAAATTTATTTGTTTCTCAAATAAAATCGGGCAAAAATTGCAGTTTTATTGCAAATCTCCCCATAACCTTTTGGCAAGGTCGTAATTCTTCTGCGCTTCATTCACCGCTTTCTTTGCGTAAGTGAGAGTATAAGAGTGTGAACGTGGATATTTACCGGACTTTACACCCTCATGGTATTCTTTAGCTACTTCCAACTTATGTTCGTAGAAGTCGATACTTTCAGGCATAGAAAGATTGATCGTTTCAGCACGTTTTTCCCAATACTTGGCTACTCTTTCATGTTCGGCAGCTTTGTCACTAAACTCAACGCTTTTCCCAATGTTATTCCAAGCATCATCTATCATCTTGCGATGTCCTCGTTCGCTGTGGTGTCCAACTTTGATAGGCTCACACAAAGAAAGGAAATCGCGATGTTTATTTGATTTCTGAAAATACTCATTACTTTTTTGTATTGCCGATGACGCCCATTCATGCCTGCGTTCCGCTCTTTGCTTAGCCCATTCTTGAACATTAAAGCCGTCAGCTCTAACGATTGAGTAGTAGAAAAATCCATCACGTTCAAATACAAGATTAAAGACGATACTTTCATTCTCTTTACCGTACTTGGTGGTAACATCTATTGTTTCACCTTTTTCGTGCTTTTCATCGCACTTTGCCAAAAATACGTTTGGCGCAAACTTGTAATACGTGTTCATTGCTCAATAGTTTATTATGTTTCAAATCTCATAAAGGTACATTCTTTCTTTCTCTGCCGTAATTAGTACCACTGACGGTTCCACAAACGTTATCGGAGTAAATGATTGGAAGTATTCTTTCTGTAACTTTAGTACTCCATCCTCAATGCTATGTAACTGCATCTTAGTAAAGGCTGCTCCTTTGTGAACACCACCTTTTGCCATTCCTGCTTTTACTAATCCTTTCAGTACTGATTTTGCTTTCGTTTCCATTGTTACATTGATTTATCCGTTATACGTTGTTGTTATTCCTTCTGCATGAAGTTCTTTTCTCAAATCTCCATTTTTATACATCCTTACAGATACTATCCTAACCGAATCAGACAAGAAACGCCCACAATCCTTTGTTAGCTTTTGCTCCAGCTTCAAAGCCTTTGCCAAATCTTTAGTACGCTTTCTTATGGTTTTCTTGAAACCGAATACGAAATCTTCGGTATCAATCTCGAACTGATAGATATTAGAGTGTAATATCTGATTCAATTCTGATGTCATTTGTCTTATCTTATCCATTGCTCTTTTATTATCAAAAGAATAACCCTATAATTTCCTTCTTTGCATTAGGTTTGCTTAACCAGCTATTTGCATTCTCTGTCGATTTTTCAACATTTCTAAATTTTAAACCAGATGAAGCAATGTAGAGGCAAAGTGTACGCGTCCTCATTCTTAATGCTTGTTCTCTTGTAGGTTTAGTCACTATTATTTGATTAGTTCGTTTATCAAACTTACAAAACCGATTATTTAATGTTTCTTCCTTCGTGATAGCTTTCATTGCTCTTTGATTTAATATGTTATCTTTGTATATGTAAAGATACTTATAATATATTGAATATCAATATATTATGCCTAAAATATTCAGCATATAAACTATGTTTAACTATTTGATTTACAGATACTTTGAAGCGAGGATGGACTTACTTTTCTCTATTTCTTTATTCGTGTCAATACCAAGCTGCTGGTAGAATGAAGCGTTACCTGTAAGACTTTCGCTGGCAATCTGTAATGTCCTGCGTTCTTCTTTAGTGAATCCGATGCGAAAGGTGCGGAAGATGGATAACGCTTCTTTTAGATTTCCGGCTCGGAGTAAAGAAGTGGCTTTATTTGTTTTCGTTTCCATTGCGACTATCCCCTAATAATCATATATCTTCCGGCGGCTATTTCGCTTCTATACTCAACAGAATAACCTTTTTCTATAAATGCTCTTATGACATTGTCGTGAGCCAGTTCAGATATCACGTGTCTATCCTTTGCATCGCTACCAGTGTTTTTTGCCAAGCTATGCGGCCAGTTATTCCCCCAACCTACACCATAATGAAAGTAAACACATTCGCCTTTCTCTTTAATTTCCGAGAGGATGAAAGATGCAAGTAAATCTTCTTCTGACTTTCTTCTGTTTGATTCAGGAATTTCTATTGTCAACATACTTATTTATTTTTAGAGTTTAACCACTTATCCCTTTTCTCTCTACACGCCTCTAAGGTAGGCGCACAACAAGCAAAGAGTTCACCACTTTCAGTACGGTAGTCGTACTGGTACATTCTCACTCTCTTACCCTTCAACTTGGTGTTGTAGGTACAATAGTTCTCTTTACCGGGTTGGCATACGCTGCAACCTCTTTCGTCGTTTATTGAGTTCATAAGCTAATATTTAATCTTTATAATCATTCATACTACCCCAGCCACCGAATATGTCATAGTCACTCTCACCATTGAGCCGGACACGTTCTATTTCTTTGTTCATCGAATGGTTTAAACAATGCAAATCACTAAGTGTTGAAGTAGCCACTGCACTATATTTCATTACAGATTTAACGATTGGATTATCAATATCTCTTTCACGTACCGAAGTAAAATCACCATTACAAATAAATGGCGTTCTCAAATTTCCAAGGGCTTCACGGTCTTTCACGTGCTTATACATTGTTTCGGTAGGGAAAGTCATTTCAAGATTATCCCTTTTAATCATTATTGCAATAGCATCATACAAGGCTTGTTCTTCATCGGTTAGTTTAAACCAACCGAGGTTTTCAAAGCACCACATAATATAGCCTATGTGGGTAAGTATGATATACTTTATGTCTTGCCCTTTGTACTTGCCAAAGGTTAATTTTCTCTCTTCGCTCATAATCATTTATTTTACAAGTTCGTACATATCTGGATGAAAGTCAAAGCATACACCGTCTTCAACCTCAATGCCCACACGATATTCGCCATCTTCAACTTCATCCCGATTTTGAAAGATGAGTTTGCCACCCTCATGGTACATTTTGTGGCATTGAACACTATCTTTGATTCTCACATTTGTACCTCTTGGGTATTTGTATATTTCACCTTGTTTCAATACTTTTGCCATAAGTCATTTATTTTTCTTGTTAGACTTCAACTTACCTGCTCTCATTTGAAATTTTGCAGAGAACTCATAGAATACCTCATTTACCAAATCAAAATCCTTTGTTGTACGAATGGCATCAAGAACTTTATGTTGCTCAAGCATCATGCTTACGCTTTCAGCAAACATTTCTAACGCCAATATCTTTGCTTCTCTCTTATTCATACTTCATCTATTAATACAGGTGAATTATCATACGTTACTTCGGGGTATAAGCTACTATCTATTTCTTTACCTTTCTTTGGCTGATAGTCGCTGCCTGTCACATAATGATTACCATCAAAGGGCACAGAATGGTAGTGCTTGTGCGGTTTACTCGTTGCCAGCATACCGTCCCAATATGGATATTTGAATAATCTGCCATCTTTATCTCTTGCAATATATACTTTCATAGCCAATCTATATTTAAAATTTCACATTCAATCTTTCTTCACTCGTATAAGCCACTACAAGCCCAGTTTCATAATGCCGTATCGTGATATACTTTTCGTTCTTGTCAATTGTGGTAAAGTCGTACATAGAACATAACTTACCCAATACTCTGCCCAGTTGCTTCATCAATGGGGCTTCGGGGCTGATGATTAAAACTAAATCTGCTTTCATTCTGTTATTTCTAATATATTTAAACCGTACTTCTCTGCCTCTTCTTTCGCTTCGTGAAGCGTATTGAACGAATATGAACAACCTTTTGTACATAGCGTATACAGGTTGGATATACATTCTTTTTTGATGAAACATTCGTTATTTTTCAATTCTGTTATCTTCATAATCGTGTTATTAAAGGTTCATATATAAACAAGTCAAATCACACTCTTCATCGTAATCATATTCTAAAGTTACAGGAGCAAAATACTTTTGAATCTTCTGCGCTGCTACCTCATTTTCACCCTCAAAAGAGAAGGTAAAAGACTTTTTGTCTCTGATCGTTATTTCAACCGGTACACCTACTACCTTAGTCATATTGTTTTCAAGTTCTTGCTTTGTCATGGTCACGTATATTTAGGCAGTAAGACTTATTGAGTTTCTTAAAAACTTGCTAGCTTCTTCTACTGACATATTCAGTTTCTTCTGAATAAGAAGAAGCATACAGCTTACTTGCTCTTTTGTATTTAAGTTACCTTGTACAAACTCTGACATGATGAACTTTTCTATTGTTCTTTGTTTAATTACTGATGTTGTCATAATCGTGTGTATTGCGGTAGCCCGAAGGCCACCGGATTAATTACATTAAAAAACTTGAATTGAGACCAAACCTAGATACTAAAGCATTGTTTATCTCTCGGTCGGTAGGATTGTGATCGAACGCTCTAACGAAGTCATTGTTTCTACCTCTTATAACGTACCTATCTACCATTATTTTTTGACCTTGTCTATTTACCAATGTGCCAGCAGGATAAAAAGAGCAACTATCAAAATAGTGATCATCTTTATTGTAGTCCCCTGTTAGCTTCATGTAGATACCATTCACTCTTTGACATAAAACAGCTTGTATTTCTTTCGCGTTCATAATCTTCTATATTGCGCAGGGCTTTCACCCTGCTGGTTAATGTTATATTACTTAATACCGCAAAGTTTTGAAACTTTCAGTAACTCTTTATCGCTCATAAATATGAGGTCGAAGAAAACACCTTCATCAAAAGGTTTGTTTTGCAATATAGCTGCTGATTTCATTTCACTCATAATTTGAGCTATCAAACTACCTTTTACCTTATCATTCATTTTTGTTGCCATAGTCGTATATCTTTTAATTGTTATTACTTTGCTTTTCTTTTATATAGCTAAGATACTGATTTATAGTGATATATGCAAACATAAACAACTGATTAACAGTGAGTTAAACAAGGTTTAACGAGTAAAAATAATCGAAGAAACTGCTTATTTCTGAATTTCAAATAGTGAAATCTTCACATCCTTTACGATAAAATCCTCCATTTTCCCAATTATAACCGATGGGTACTTTAAATCTAAGCTCATGTCTTAAAGCGCAAAGTTCACTGTATGGAGGTTTATACCGATCTTCATTTAAAAAAACAGACTCATCATTAATATTCGATTTGTCAGGGATAAAATATTTGCACTCATCGCAGAATCTAATCGGATTTCGCTGCTTGTTTTCACCTTTTGTTTTTTTCGCTCCCTCTAACCAGTATCTTTCATCCTTAACAGGACAGCATGAACAATAACCTTCCATGTTATAGAACTGACAATACCCCTCACAGAACCAATCTCTAAACTCTGCGAGCATTTTAGATTTTATTTCTTTCATAGTAGTTGTTAGTTTCTTTGAGGGTTAATACTTCTTCCCATGCATCATTGGACGTAACTCGTTATACTTCATCTTTTGCTCAATATGCCATAGCAAATCTATACCAAGCATATCCGCCAAGACAAACACCTGTGTAATCGCATAGTTAACCTGCTCTTCCAATGAATATTTATAATTCATTATATCTTTTACGATGGCATAGATATTTTCAGTAAATGTTTTCTTTTTAGACACTACATTTACAAGTGCAAACCTATTAAGATTGAGGTTGCGAAGCCCTGCCAAGTCAAGCAAACGGATAACGGTATCGGAAAGTTCTTCGGCTACAGTGCCTTTAATACAGTAATCATACACCTTCTTAAAATCGTTCATAGGATATGAGATACCCCTATCGAATTGCATTACATTGGGCTGTTTTCCCTTTCTGTCCGCTTCTACAGCTTCCATCAGTTCAGATATAACAAGGCAAAGAAGGTGTTCATTGCTCAGTTCTGTATTATGAAATCCATGCTCGCAAGCGGTTTTATATGCCCTGTCACGGAGGGCGTTCAGATTAATGTTGTTCATATTTATTTATTCGTTTAAATTCTTCTTCAATACACTTGTTGATTTTGTCAGCTTCCTCATAACGTTCTTCTTCAATCAACTTACATTTTAACCATTGAAGCTGATTGAGTAAAACCACATCGTTACGGTCAGATACCCTACGTGTGTATTCTTTAATCTCATTCAGCTTGTCCTCCATGCGCTTGTGCCATTTGCTTATCATGATTACAATGAAAGCAACAGTTGAAACATTGAGGATGAATAATGCTATTTTAATTATTAGTTCTACGGTTTCCATATATTACTACTGTATTTTTCTTATCATAATTACTCATACGGGCGCATTTACCGTCACATGACATATTTATATGCACATTGTTGGCAACTCCCGTAATAATTGACTTCTTATAGCATTGACCGCTGTATGGGCTGTAATGCTTACATAGTTGCCTGTATTCTTCTCGGTTCATTTTATTTCTCTGTTTTAAGTTCTTCCAATACTTTCTTCGCTATCTCATAATGAGATAACTGTTGCCAATCAGAACAGATATCATTCTTTTCATATTTCCACTTTTGTATGATTACTAAAGTCACAGTAAAGATACTCCCGCCAATCGCCATAACGGTATTTGTCATTCAAATATCTACAACGAGTATTCCAAGTGTTTTTCTGCCATACTTCATACAACACACCCTTATGGATGAAAGTATCACCTTCTTTCAGAGTTGAAATCTTGACTGTCTTCTTCATTCTTGTTTTATATTACATAAATATTCTTTGCTAAAATACCCTTTTGCAATAAGCCACTTAATCATAGACACGCAACTGTCAAAAGGGCTATTCTCGATCGGGGTACCGGAAAAACAATCTACGGTATATCTACATACGGAGAAGTTATATCCATCCTTATACTTAATCAGTTCTGGATGGTAAAGAACATTTGGTTTGTCGTAAGGAATCTCATAAGGAAGCAATTCAAGTAACCGAGCCAAGCTCCATGCTGGGATGTCATCGTTATCTGTATCTTCCAGTGATGGCGGACACAATTGTAGTTCCCATTCCAATGAATCTGTTTTTGATTTTGTACTGCGATATACCAAATCTGCTGTTTCAGGTTTTACACCTAACTCTATTAATTGTTGCGACTGCTCTATGCTTGTTGCAACTTGTGTTGTTAACTGTGCCATATCGTTATTATTTTTTCATTAATTCCTCTTCAAATTCGGCAATGATACAATCTGCATCACCGCCATGTACCCAATTATCCAAGACGGAAGATAGAATCTCAATTGCTTGCTTTGCTTGCCACTCTGAACCAGCGACAAAGTACTTGGCAAAATGTTCCATATAATCAGGAATCTCTGAATCATGTAGCTCTTCTGGAATCCAGCAATTTTCATTTGCATATTCTTTTGCTGCTTCTTCTGCTGTCTGTTCCATATTATTCCTCCTTTCTTCTAAAGTGTTCGATTAGCTCTTCTACGGTAGCCTTGTGGTAATTATCCATATTTAGGTCGTTAGGCATTCCGTAAAAATCTATACTCAATAATCCACCATGTTTTGTATTATCACGACACACGCCCCAATCGCCTTTTCCGTTGATAAATAACTGGTTGTTGTCTGTATCATCCCTCAATGCAGCTAAAGCAAGAAAAAGATCCTCGTTGGTTCCGCAATCAATAGAACGAGAAAACTCTTCCAAATAACCTAAAGGCCTGTTTAAGTAATATTCTCTATTTACAAATAGATAATTCCCTCTATCATCGTCTATACATTCAGGATGCAAATAATATCCCAACTCCTCCAACTTATTCCGAAGTTCCGGTGTGTTTTTGCGTATAAATGCTGCTGTTGTAAATCCCATAGTTATTTCCTCCTTCTGTGAGTTTTCTTGTTTTTATTCTTCTTTCTACGCTTAGCGATAGCTTTGCGGTTATTTCCTTCTTTGGTAGATGAACCTTTCCAGGCATAACGTCCTGTTTCTAAAGGTTCATCCTTTGGTATCACATGATACACGCCATTCTCATCATAATAGTTTCCCATCGCTTAACCTCCCGTCATATTTTTTGTTAAACACTGAATCCGCTTGCCGCCTTGTTTCGTCTCTCTGTATCCGAGCTGCTTCGATAGCAACTTTTCGGATTAAGCCACGCGAGCGGATGCGCTCGTTTGTGGCTTGTTCAATGTACTGTTTTACTTTACTCATTTTCCCGTGTTATTTTTAGGTTTGTAATTCCATCCGTTTAACTCGTAGACTTTCCGTTTCGCCTCTTCCTGCGTTGCCGCATCATCTACCTTTGTGTCTCCGTCTGGATCACGACGATAGATATTGAAGTGATGGAAGCGAGGGGAATAATAATACTTTGATTTATTTTGCGTTTGGCTCATTTCTATTCTTGATTTGAATTATTTGTTATGTAATTGTAAAAGTCCTCTGAATGTAATACGCCTGTGTATCATATCTTGTCGTAAACGGTGTATTCTTTCATCTGAATAGTCTGCAAACATCTGATTTCTTTGTTTCTCCTGCAGTATGCAGTACAAGGAATCAGCTCTAATAAAATTATCTTTCCGCAGGTATTTTTCAGCACAATGAGGACACATACAATCAAGTGTGATATTCTCTTTGTTAATTCGTGGATGAAGAATAGAATAAACTTCTTCAATATCAATATCTGATACCTTTTGTATTGCACCATCAAAGAAAGCATCAAAGCCGGTTACGCAATCTCCGTAGTAAAATGGACGTTCCAGTATTTTGTAAATTCCGGATGGCTTTCCTACCTCTTTGGAATTTGATTTTGAGATGAAAAAATAATCTGTCATTTCGTCTATCTCCCATGATTCTTCGCAGATAGGGCACGTTGTTCTATATTCTTCATCATAGCAATCTTCGCAGAGAACTTCTTTGCGTTCGATTGATACACAGGGGAAATCATTAAGTTCAAATATAGACTTTCCACAGTGATCGCATTCACAATCATGTTCTATTATAAGCTGTATCTGCTCATCGTCAAACTCATATGGACTTGAACTGTATTCAGTCTTTGCATGATTCACTATTTTATCTTTTAATTTGCTCATGTTTGCCGTAGTTATTAGTTAATTTTTATCCATCAAGTAGTCCGCCAATCGGTATACTACTAGGTAAAATAAGATGTTCACTCCTAAGAGAAGGAGGATGTTCAGGAGTATTCTCATAACTAATCCAGCTTCTCGTTATTTTTGAAAATATGAGCGAACGTACTTTTTTCATCAGACAGTTCAAGCCCTAGCTGTGAAGGATGGCTTTTGATGTAGTTATAGAACGCAAACATTTTCTTGTCATCATCGCCACATCGATCCACCAACAGTCGGATGAAAGCAAGAAGACAATCGGAGTCGTTTCCGAAATTCTCCTGTGTAGAGAACTGCGTTTTGTCAACGTCCTGTTTTAGTCTCCGGATCGCAGCTATTGCAGTGTTAAAATTACGCTTTGCATCGTAACGCAGTTCATAGCCTTGTTTTCCCATTTCACTTCTCAAATCATAGAGAAGGGTTTCTACGACATCTGTCAACACATAGGTCAGGTTGAGAATCGTATTAAGATTTGTTGTTCCTACTAACATAATTAATTATTCATCTTTTATATTGTAAATATACTTTATTTTTATTTGAAAAACAAATAATCTACTCTTATAATTTCATGCTTTAACTTAGTATAACTGACTATTTCCTGCGTGATTCCCCGAGCAATGGAATTACATTAAAACTCTTAAACCGGTCAATCAATCTTTCTTTGAAGCGATCTTTGAAATCGTCAATATTAAGATTGCTGGTGATGTGATATTTCTTCCCGAATTGCTGGTAAATCTCGTACCGGGCGTAAAGAAATTCATCAATAACGCTGTTTAAACTGGTGCCGTAGCTTTTCTGATTCTCGGTCTCAAGTCCAATATCATTCAGACAAATGTTGAACGGTTCGGGTTTAAATCCCTTCGACTGTCCTTCGTTGTACGAATAGAGGTCGATATGTCCGTTCATCTTGTAATAATTCATCATCTGGGTGACAGACAGATTTTGAAACTGGTTGGGATTATGCGTCAACCGTAAGTAATCAGCAAAGATTTGCATTAATATCGTCTTTCCTGTACCTGGATCTCCAACTAGAAGCAGGTTCTTGTGAATCTTATAATCCTCGTCAGGGAATACCTTTTCAGCAAGACGACATCCGTTGAAGTAATACAGCAAAAATGACAATACTTTGGCATTATTTTCATCAACTTCAAAATCTCTGAACTCACGCCCTGTATAGTCGCTGCCAAGTCGCTTGATAAAATCACGATGAGCGTAGAACTCGTTTGGATTGGTCAAATCGTACTCAAAATCTTGCAGAATAGTCTTTTTGTGGCGTTCCACTAGATTGTATATCTGCTCCTGCTTTAGCTTCGCTGCAAACGACTTTTCCTGCTGGATTTGTTGCAGCTTGGCTGAAAGGTTTTGCTCCAATACTTCCATCTCTTAGTTTAAATATTCCAGACCAGTTGCTTGCCATTGATTGCTCAACTATCAAGCGTGCAGTTTCTGGATTGTTATTACTTAGTTCCAAAAGTTTCTTATAGCAAGTTTCAAGCGACTTTTTAGATTTGTAGCTTTCTCTTTTTTCTCGCTTGTATTCAAGCCACAAAGAAAACACATCTTTGAAATCATCGCTAACAAAGCTTATATCAGGTAGCTTGCTTTCTGTTTGAACTTTTAGCGCTGCTTCTCTCTTTAGCAATTCTTGCTCTTTAGCGTTCAATTCAGCTTCTTTGTTTTTTAATTCGTTTTCTCGCTGAATTAATTCATCCACTCCAATCCCCTCCGGGGGATTATAGGGGGGAATATTATTATATTCTCCTTCTATTTCTTCTTCTATTTTAGGAATGGATTGTTCCGTGATTGTTCCGTGATTAATACGTGATTGTTCCGTGATTCTACTTAAACCATTGAATAATACACCTTTAGGAACATTTACATCTTCATAATTCGGCTTATTTATCGTTTGGTGAAGACTAAATTTAGGCAGATAATAGAATTTTTCATCTCGATATGAAAACAGACTAATAAATCCATTTCTTAGAATCTCCTGACAAATCTTGTCGAATTGCTGAATTTGCATTTGGTCAAAAGGGAATATCTTAGATTTAAGCCAAACAGAATCGGCACGGACAACACCTAAATCATCACAAAAGTTCCACATGCCAATATAGACCAGCCTTGCATCCCTGCTGATTTTTCCTATTTTGGCATCGTCCCAAAACTTAGGTTTTATCATCCTATTCCTTGCCATACTCATCTTTTTCCATTTGATATTCAGTTATTTATCGCTATGTAAAGTTAGCTTTTTATTATGTAATTTACTAATATAAAGAGCTGAATATCAGTTATATAAACATTATTTATCAGTATCCCTTCCTTTGCAGAGCCATGTCTTGCTTGGCAAAGGAAATTTGGGTCCTGATATTATCCCCGGCATGAACGAGCGTCCGATTGATGCGATCGAGCCAAGTTACAAGCTGGTTGGCGGTAACACTTTGCGCAGCTACAAACTTAATGGCTACGGTGGCAGGCACACGCGAAATAAACTCCATGTGGCTTGCATAGACATTGGCTGTCACCTCGTCTTGGAACGCTTTGGCTTCTGCAAGGAGTTTGCCACTTCTTGCAAGATAGATATTTATGTCGGTCAAGCGTTCCACAAGCTCCTTCGGGTTGTCGCTGGTGGTGATTTCAAGGAACGACTGCATTTCTTCTATCTCCTTGATGATATTCGGGAGAGGGCAGTTATTCATATCGCATCCGTCACCCACATTCTTTGGACAGTATTTACAATTAATTTCCATAATATTAAATAGGTAAAGCATTAGGATATTTCTGATAGTACAACTTATTCAAAGCTGCTTTCAGTTGCCTGTAATTGCCGACAAGTCCAATATTAATCCACTGGGCTATCTGCTTTTCAAGTTCATACATTTCGCGTATCTTCGATTCATCGCCAATCTTATTGCGCATTTCAGTTTCGTGCTTCCCATACACAATAATGTTAAGCGATTTGGCAAGGTCTTTGACTTTCTCACGGAATATGGGCTCCGGCATGATTGAACGAACCGCCCGACACATGGACGGATAGGCATCTCCGGCAAGGTTGCGGAACTTTATCATTTCATCGTAAACGAACTTAATCACATCATACTTAAATGACGGGTTTATCCACATGGCAAAATCTATAAACAGGATGGGGTGCATCCATGTACCACCGTTTTTACCGCGTGAGCTTAAATAGGCGGATTTTCGGCTATTAAGATTTTCCCTCTCGATAATAGTGTTTATCAGTTCATTAGCAGATTGGTTCTCAAAATAATGTTTTAGTTCCTTCTTCGTCCCATTCTGTAGGTTCCATTGCTTTAGAAGCTCTGTTGCATTGAAAAAGCCATCAACAGTTCTTTGCTCAACTTTGAACTCACCCATCGGACGTATCATTACTTGGTTCGTTTTCATACGTCATTCAAATAATCGGTTACTACTTTCATAAACTCTTCCAGCGATTTGCATACCACGTATTTTGCTCCGTTGGCTTCCGCATCCTTTTGCCATGCTTTTTGTGATGGACGCTGATAGCCTTCGGGTCTTTTCATTTCTATGCACAAAGCCCCATAGAAACGATTGCTTTTCAGCAGTATCAAGTCGGCAACGCCACTTGTCACGCCTTCATCTTTCAACTTTCCTCCGGTAACAGAGTCACGTCTTCCTCCATTGGGGATTGCGAATAGGATATTTCTCAGCTTCGGGTGCTGAAGACGGAACCAGTTCACACAAGCGACTTGTATCTTATGCTCATCGTCTGTTGGCTTCTTGCGGGATTTTGTTTTTCTCGCAAGTTTAATCATCTCCTCGTATGTCATTTTCTTCTTTTGTTTTATCTATTACTATTCTATTCGGTGAAACTGAGGAAGATATTGTAACTTTTGTTCCTTCAGGCACGCTATCCACGAATTTGCGTGCTGCCTTATTCAAGGGACTTGCATCCTGTTGCTCTGATGGAAATTCAGGTTTATCATCCTCTTTCGCTTCGTATGGATAAACATCCATGATAGCGGTTTCCTTAATGCAAACAGCATTGTAATCAGCCATTGTTCCTTTCATGCCCTCGTCCAGCTTCTTCATCGCATCACGCAAATCAGCAGCTTGTACAAGAACAGTTGTTTTCGTTTTCTTCTCAGCACCGGACTTTTCGTCAAGGGTGATAAATTCAAGCTTGCAGTCATACCACTTGTCAGCCGATACTTCTTCGGAAGTGAATAACTCGGAGTAGTGGGCACGTTTGATGTCAGCTATCGTAAACTCACCGCTGATGAACGGAGAGACTTCTTCAATCGCTCTTGCTTCCGCTTCTGTGAAGCTGAGTGCGTCAACAAGGTATGGTTCGGTTACTTTCTTATTCATGCCGTTCTCCATGACCTTTTCGTGTCGTATCTTTACGAGAAACCATGTGTGCATTGCCATAATTCTTTCTGTTTTTAGTTATACATAATTTTAGTTAGTAGTCGAGAGCGGAATCGAACCGCTAACCTACTGTCGAGGGGATTAGGCTTACCACTCCGCGCTATTGTGGTGGCAATTATATGCGCTGCCGTTCCTTGCTGTCGCTCTACCATTGAGCTACTCGACTATGTCTGCACTATCTTCACAGACCGAGTAGGCAGGTTAACAAAGTATTCAATCAAAATTGTAGTTATCTTCTCCATCCGGCTCTTCGTCCGGCAGGTCACTCCCGAAGTCCATAGGAATGTACCAGTCTGAAATATACTCCTGCATGGTTTATCCCTCCTTAATACTTTTAATTTCTTCTTCAAGCATTTCGGAGAAACAAGTGCCACCATTGTAGAATTGCATCACATAGCTGTATGTGCCATCTGAATTGGGTGTTAATACTGAAATATCTTCCCCTCCTTCCTGTCTATTATCCTCGATAATCTCCCAAAGATTTCCGTTTACATCAACAACCTTCATAGGGTATTGATTTTCCAAAAGTGCTTCCTTATAAGTGTTGTGCCATTCAGGATTAAGAGGTATATCTTGCTTTTCACACTCTCTTTTGCACCATTCTTCAACGGTCAATCCGTTCAAATCTACTTTCTTGATTTTGCCGATATGTAATTCTGTATAGCTCATATTCAGTCCTCCGAATTTTCTATAATTTCACTAATCAATTCCTTTCTCCAACCTTGAATAAATCCGTTCTCGTCAATATCCATAATGATGTAGTCACCAAATCCATCGTCAGCTGGGTACATTATCTTTGGCACATATCCATCATAAGAAGTGATAACCTCTTTGTTTTCATCGAGAATTTTACAAGCAAAATCATCGCATACTTTGTAGTGCACATTGGCGGTAATTCCTTGCTGCCAGTTTACTATCTTACCTGTTTCGATTTCTATTAGCGGTCGCCAACGCCAATTCTCGCCATGCAGAACTCTGTGTTGTTCCCCTACATATTCAGCGCATGGAATAGTAGGTTCGGCAGCAGGGTTCTCTAAATCTTCGCAATTGGTGTCATACTCTCCGTTTACTTTCGCATCGTCCAAATAACGTACACCTGCATCCACCTTCAAGTAGATTGCTTCAAATTCTGTTGGTTTATTGATTGTGATTTTCATTTTCTATTTTGTTTTTAAGTTTCTTGCTCATTTTCCTGCATCGCCTCGCCTTGTCTTGTTCGCAAGGCTTGGGGCAATACTTGTCAATCAATCCGGCACAACTATCAAGTAGGCGGATTAGGCTCTGTATATCGGTCTTGCATAGTTCCATAACATTAGAATGGTAAATCATCCAAATTCTCATCCACTTGTGCGGTGGGCGCATTGACAGACGAAGAAGCATTTTGCAGTTCGTATGGTTTCATGTTCCCGATATACGGCACGGCTTTCAATTCATCTTCTGTCATACGCTCACGGACTTCTTTAGCAAGCGACTGGCGAATGCCATGCGAATCGCCATACTTGCTGGGTGTTTGGTTTTCCCAAGCGGTAAAGTCAATGTATGCGCCTTTGGCTTTCAGATTATCATCAGCAGATATGAAGATGCTGTTGTCTTCAATGGGAATGAAAACACCTTTCTTTGTAGCAGTCGCACCTTTTACTGTTATGATGCAGGAGTTCTTGAATTTTAACAAATTTATTTTTCCTTGATAGTTCATAATGTTTCAATATTTAAAGTTCTATTTTATCAAAATCAATACCTCTCTCATTCATAAAGTCACCCAGCGCAATGATGTTCTCACGGGTGGTTGTTACCTTGAAAGCACGTGTCAGTAATTCGGGCTGCTTTGGTTGCTCAACAAATGCAGGCTGTTCGTTAACCCTCTGATTCAGCCTGTCAAACGGATTGACCGGACGTGACGGCTGTTGTGGTTGCGGCTCTGCCGACTTGCTGGTTTCTTCTGCCTGCTTTCTTTCCAGCTCAGCCTTGATGCGTGCTTCTTCCGCAGCCTTAGCTCGCTCACGCTGTTCTTTCAGCCGGTTGGCGTACTGGATGGTGCCATTGATATTCAGCGTGTCCATGTAGTAAGTGCGGAGTACATCGAAATCCTCTCCAAATCCTTTCAGCGTGGAAAGTTCGCTTTCAACCTTTGCAAAGATGGTGTCAATTTCGTTGCAGACGGATTTCATGCTGGCTGACTTGTTGAGCCATTCAGCCTTAAAAATCTTATTAAAGTCCACAAGGTTCACATTCAATCCATCGAAGTAGGTCTTGATGGTGGCTTTCTTCTTGTCCTTGTATTGCTGTTCATTCTGCTTGACCACGGTATCAATCTTAGCAGAACACTCACCAATCAGCTTCACGGTTTCAGTCACTACTTCCTTGAACTCTCCGAAGGGCTTCATAAATTCCTTTTCGATTTCAAGCCGTTTGGCATTGAGGGCTTTTGCGGCTTTGTTCAGCGCAGCCTTGTCCTTCTTGGCTTGGTCAATGTTATCGTCATTGTAATTGGATATGTCGTACATGGGCAAAGCCGCCTTTACCATATCTCTGATTTGTTTGGCATTGGTAGTGAGGCTACCTAACGTCTTTTCACTAACGACCAGTTCAAGGTCGCCTTCTTGGATTGCTAACTGTGTATTCATTGCTCTATTTTTAAGTTTCTGTTTCTAAAAGCCTCGTGTTGCTCTTTAGTTTTAAGCCATTGAAGGCATCTTTTGTTTTTAGGGATCGTCAATTGCGCGACGATCCCAAGCATTTCATCAAATGATAATTGATCTGTACTTTTATCTTCAACGTGCACATCAAAGCATCCGTTATCAAGTTGTTTGATTATAATATCCGGTTTCATTGTAATATTCGTTTTCATCATCTACATCAATTAGTTCTTTTACAACATCATTAGCAACACGGATGCGTTTCTCCATTTCGGAAAATACTGTTTCATCAGGTAATATCCTTACAATGTGAATAGGAGTATTTTGGAAAGGATTGTAAACAACAAAATCAGTCCATTGCGCGCCAGTACACATCATGTGAGCCATACATTGGTAGAAATATTCAGGTTTGGTATAAAGCAGTGATTCATTATCGTATATTTCGCTTCTATATTTCATGAAAGTACTTTGAATCGGACATTTGATTTCCAAACAGCCTTTTTCACCAGTTTCTTCATCATAATAATAACCATCAGGGCTACTTGCGAAATACTCTATAACAGGGTGCTTACATGACCCTGTTTCAACAATATGCCGACCTGTGATTCTCTCATACAAATCTCTCGCATTTTCTTCCTGATCTGTCCCCCATTGCATAGATCTGGTATTAACGCAGACTTGATTCAGATATTTTTCAAACTCGACATCATCATTGACAATTTCCAGATTCATATCTCTTTCTGATGCAACTTGATAAATATAAGTTTTGGCTGTATCGGAGAAATAATCAGTTCTTCCTTTTTTCATTAACAGTCCGACTTGCGACCCAGTGAAATTACCGAGCCGCTTGCGGAACCATTCTATAGAATGTTGTATTTCCATTACAATAATGTTTTTTGAACAGGTTTATCATTTGCTTTAGCTTGGGACCGATTTATAGATTGTTCTGGTCTTGGTTGTTCTTCAGCCCCTGCGGCCTTAGCTGCGATTTCGGCAAGTTTGTTACCTTTAGTTTCTTTGTCTGTGACATCCTCATATTCAGTAAACTTAACTTCTTGTTCTTCCTGTGTATACATTGCACCCAATTGAGCAGGAAAAGCCTCACGTAATGCTTGCACTTTGGCAATTTTGGAAATCATCGTAGATTTCTTTTCATTCCATATAGATTGTTTTTTGTCGTATTCGGAAAGATTTACTTTTGCTACAATCGGAAACTTGCGATCGGATCGATATACTTCACACCATCCTCCAACCAATACATCGTTTTTTTCATTATAGAAGCATCCTTCTACCTCTACAATTTGATTATCTCTAACTAGAATGATACCAGCTTTGAAACCCTCGTATTGCTCACTTGCATCAGCACGCTTAAAAAATGCTTCCTTGCTGACGATCATTTGTGCAGGTTGTTGTCCAAACTTGACAAGGAATGCTTCATTCAAAAAGGGATTAAGCTGATTAAACTTGCAAATACTGATAAACTGAACAATATCTTGATCCGATACTTGTCCGTTGCCTTTTGTTAAATAATTGCGTACAATATCAAATGATAATGCTACGTCATTGCCTGCAACTTGATAAATAGTCTTGCCTTTACCAAATATTGCCAATGCATCATTTTCTTGTTTTGTTAATTTGTTTTCTTCCATTGCTCTAATATTTTAAAGTTTAACAATATCTCGAAATTCCAAGAGATCGGCACAAATTGTCTCGCTCCGTCTCGAATTCATTATCTTCATAGTCACACAGTTCCTTCTCTGCTAAAGCTATATCCTCTTGAATGAGGTTTACAACTTCTTGCTTATAGTCACAGTTATATAATGATATCGCTTGATTTTCAGTCATTCTATTTATTGCATCTAACTCAATATACAAATCTTCAAGAGTCATTCTTAGCTGCCTATTCATGGTATTTCTCATTAACAGTTTTTTTTATTTTCAGATTCCTTGTCACACCCAATTACGCAAAGCGACATGAAAAGGAACACTATGAACGACAGACAGAATATCACATTAGGTTCTTCTGCAAATAAAACCATCATAATAAATGATAAGATCCAAATTGAAATCACTGATATTTGTTTCATAACTTGTTGATTATTAGTTTCTTATTTGATATAAAGGTAACTTTTAAATATGTAATTTACAATTTGTAAAACAATTAAAATCAGCGTATTAACTATGAATAACTATTTGAATTTCAAATAATCAATATTTCAAAGAAGCGTACTTCAATACATCATAAGCATTACAAAACCACTTTCCATTCTGCTTTTGCGTCCTTTTCTCAGCACGGATTTTACCTTTCTCTATCAATTTTTTGAGATTTGATAACCCACCAACAATATCGGCCGCTTCATCACGTCCGAACGTCTTGTTGTTTAACACAATCTTTAGAACGTTTTCATTCAACATAGAAAATTATTTTTTATATTATCATACTTCTAAGAATATTCAATTCAGTAGCCTGTATTTTCTGAAGTCTCTCCTACTCCTTATTGCAAAACCTTACTTTAGTCTAGTTACTGTGATTATTTTTTCTTCTCTATTTACTGATGTTGTAAATACCATCCCAGTAACCGTTGATATACTCGTACAAATAGATTTTACAGAAAGCATTTTTTCTATTGGAAAATCAACCGGTTTATCTTTCTCCAATGCTTTAATAACAGGCATCATTTTTATTTTTTTATTTACCATAAATGTAGTTTGTTAATTTGTTTTCTTATTTTTGTATTGCAAATATAGAAATATTAAATAGAATGCAATAGGAAATTCTTAGGAAATTCCTGTTATTTGCATTTATTAACTCAAAACAGCTATGAATGTAAATAGTAGAATTTTAGAATTTGTATCAGCAAAAGGGCTTTCTGTTGCTGAATTTGAGAGACTTTGCGGGCTTTCCAATGGTTATGTACGCAAAGTGAAAGATTCTTTAGGGAAAAGAGGATTATCAGACATCCTTAGAAGATTTCCGGATTTAAATTCGGATTGGTTGCTAACAGGAAAAGGGGAAATGCTTCTTGCTAACCTAACACAGCAACCTATTATAAGCTATACAGCAGGAGTTCCTTATTATAATGTAGATTTCATAGGTGGATTTGATATTGTCTTAAACGATCAGACAATTAATCCTGAATACCTAATCGACTTCAAATTGTATAATGAAGCTACCTGTTGGTGCAATGTTACTGGTCATTCTATGGAACCGGAGATCGCTCACGGGGACATTATTGCATTAAAAAGAATAGACGACTTTTCTTTTCTTCCATTTGGAGAAGTATATGCTATTGTCACAACAAACGGAATGAGGACTATTAAAAGGATTGGACCAGCTTCCACTCCGAACAACTACGCACTCATACCAACAAACAAAGCACCGGAATACGGAATACAGGAATTACCCAAAAAAATGATTAGATATGTGTATCATGTTTTAGGTTGTATGAAACGACTTTAGTACCTAAAACTTAAATCAACTATACTATGGATTTCAAAGATAACATTCAGCAAATAGCAGAAAGAATTGAAAAACAAAAAGACGCTATCCAAACAGAGGAAGCTACAAAAAATGCATTCATCATGCCGATGATTGCAACATTGGGATATGATATATTCAACCCTTTCGAGGTGGTTCCAGAAATGGATTGCGACCTAACAAGGAGAGGTGACAAGATAGACTATGCCATCAAAAAGGATGACAAAACAATCTTGCTTATAGAATGTAAGCATTGCAAGCAGAATCTCAACCTGCACAATACGCAGTTGGCAAAATATTATGCGGCATCAAATGCTCGGTTTGGAGTACTTACAAATGGGATTGAGTATCGTTTTTATGCAGACTTAGACAAGGCTAATATCATGGATGAAAAGCCGTTCTTGGTAGTGAATATGTTGGACTTGTCTGATACGGCTATTGAACAGATAAGAAAGTTCCATAAATCATACTATAATGAATCTGAAATCCTAAATACAGCACAGGAGTTGCAGGTTACCATACAGGTTAAGAATATGATGGAACAGATTTTCAAACAACCGAGTGATGAATTCGTAAGATACTTTGTACGCAATCTGAATGACGGGAAATCAACCCCAAAGTTGATAGAACAGTATAGACCAATTATAAAGAGATCAATCATTTCTATCATAGATGACATAATTTCAGACAGGATGAATATCGCATCCAAGCAAACCGATATAGCAGCTACTGTCCCAATAGACAAAGAGACAAATGACGCCATAACACAAGAAAAACGTGATGCGTATAATGTCGTCAGAGAGCTTATCGGGGAACAAGGTGAAATATCATACACAAACTTTAAAGGCTATCTGCTTATTTGGACAAAACACGAATATTGGTGGGTGTGCCGTATTTCATTAAAGCCATATAGCAAACGAATATGCTTTACTACAGAAAACAGATGTGGGTACAAATGGATTCAAATACAATCAGTGGAAGACATCCGAAATTATTCAAATGAAGTAAAAGATGCTTTCAATATAGCAAAAAAACAAAGAGAACAATACTTATTAAAAAACAAAAGACATGATCATTAACATTATCTACATTGTGATGCTGATATTCGGCATCTTGCAAATTATTCTTTTCTTTAAATTGTGGAGAATGACAAACGACATCCATTCAATGAAGGACAAGCTTGAGGAAAGTTCTAAGGAAATCAAATATTACACGAGAGAGATCAATGAACACCTTAGGAAAATAGAAGGACATGCATCTTGAAGCAACGCCCTATTAAAAGGAAAAGGAATAGCAAATAAGCCATCTCTACACAATAAGCCCCGATCTATTTCGACTCGGGGCTTTCTATAGTACAAACAAAAGCGTATAACTTCTACTATAAGGAGCTATAAGTTATTGAGCCATTTTTTTCCTGATTTGGTATTAAGCCAAATTGCGATTCCAACCGCTATCACCAAGCAACTGGAAAAAAGCATTATCATAAAATCCATATTCTACCTTTTTAAAATATTATATCCAATATAAGCAAATAAATATGTTAAACACATACCTGTACCAAGTAGCAGCATTTGCTTTATTTGTGGCTCATCAACGATTAACGAAACCCCACCAACTAAAGCCATTGCTGTAAATACAAGTTTTGCCAAATCATAGAAGAACTTTCCGAGTGTTTCTCGGCTTATCTTCTCCTTTTCCTTGACTTCCTTTTTTATTTCCTGTCTTTCGCTCCAATTACCCATCACATTACAGATTCTTGATCCATTTCTTCCCTGAAGGAGTTTCGGTATAAATCCAAAAAGCAATGGCAATTGCCGTTAATATTCCAAAAGCAAATATACCTGCATTCATATCTATGCCATTCTATAAACTTTCAAGCCATTTCTTGCCACTTTTCGTGTGCGACCAAATAACCAATGCAGCACCTATGACGCTGGTCACCAAGAAAATCATTGTTAATGCATTCATATTACTTTCATTTTAAAATTCTATTTGCAAAATTGGCAAACATGTAAGTAGAAAAAATTCCCAAAACAATTGTTGTCCAATTTATCCCATCTGAAACATTGGTAAACAAAGGAGTTATACCACCTAACACAAGAGCAGCAAATACAAGTTTAGACAAGTCAAAAAAATAGTTAGCAAGCTTTTCCCTCCTGGTCTTATCTTTCTCCTTGCCTTCCCTCTTTATTTCCTGTTGCTCGCTCCAATTTCCCATATTACAAATTATTAATCATACAAAGAAAACGAAAAACAAACAAATAAACAAACTATCAATCAAATTTATGATTTGATTTAGGACATATTATCCAAAATGTGCTGATTCACCTTTAATTCCTCCTTCTAGCAAACTATTCCACTCCTAGAGTTTTCCGTTATTTACCCCTCCTTCATTTTCATATCAAAAATCAATATTTGTTTTTCAAATAAATTCTTTTATTTCTTGCTTTATTTACTATTTTATTTACCTTTGCATAAAACATCATTAGTCATGAACATATCAAAAGAAGGAATAGCAATAACAGGACGTTTCTTTGAGGCAATAGATATGCTTAAAGCACAGAAACGAATGCGTGGGCTTCTTACATTTACAAAAGCTCACAATATAAATTATTGGAATATAAACACAGTCAGGAATCAGCCGGAAGCAAGCGTTTTAAAACCGGAATGGATAACATACCTAGTGCTTGATTACGGAATCTCAGCAGACTGGATACTAACTGGTCGAGGTGGAATGTTTAAATAAAGCAACAATTTAATATGATAAATCTTGTCCAATAGTAAGGTCTTCACATATCATAAAACATTCATTTTCAACATAATATCAGCTAAAACAGATAAGCCCTTCTAAGGCGTGGGTCTTGCGTTCGAATCGCAACGGAATCACTTTTAACATCCGATAACAGTTAAACGTTATCGGATTTTTCTTTTAAATGACTGATATTAAACATT